TTACATTATTATGTTTGCTAAAAAGTACTATTCCATCACGATGTTCTCCATTGAGAAACACGTGATTTATATTTCTATCAAATCTGTTGTGGTGACTGAAATACAAATCAAAATCAAAATCATTGGAAATATCGACATCACTGGGTATACCCCAGAACAAATCTGTTTTACTAGTTCTACTAGCAAACTCATAATCGTTGTAGTTGTTGATTACAAACTGATCATAGGGTTTTGGAGTACTGGCTACAGTATCCCATTCTTTTTTGTTTACAATAAATCTATTTTCTATTTCGCGTTGAGTAACTTTGCAGGATTTGCTAAACAAAACAATACCATCACGATGTTCTCCATTGAGAAACACGTGATTTATATTTCTATCAAATCTGTTGTGGTGACTGAAATACAAATCAAAATCAAAATCTTTGGAAATATCGACATCACTGGGTATACCCCAGAACATTTCAGTTCTACTATTTTGTAACGCATTGAGATAATCATTGTAATTGTTTATAGTAAATTGATCATATGGTTTAGGATTACTAGCCATGATTCTTACTTCTTTTTTATTAGCGAAGAATCTATGATCTATTTCTTTCTTGCTTAAATTATAATATTTTGGTAATAATACTACACCATCTAATTGGTCAATATCACCGTTGCCAAACACATGTGCATATTCGTGACTCCATTCGTCGGGGTGATATGTAAATTTAAATGTATCTCTTACTATTGTATCATCATACACAACCCATAACATATCAGTGTCACTGTCTTGCATAGCATTTTGCACAGTTTTAGCAGCGCGAACATTTTTAAATTTTTGTTTTAATTTCTGTATTTGTTCTGTGTTGTCACCTATACAAAAAATATCAAATTGACTTTTGCCGCAATAAACATCATATTCACCAAATATATGAATATGTTTTTTTATATCAGATGAAATATGTTTAGTTGGGACCAACTGACATTTATTCCAAGATTTTACTCTACGACTTTCTTTATAAACATAAGGAAATGCATGTATTTGCACAGGTTCATTGGGTTTGGGTTTAAAATACCATGGAAAACTTTTGTAAGGAATAATATCTTTGTGTACCAACCAAACATAATCATGTGTATCTTTATACAATGCAGCCTGACTATAATCAATAACATCATGTGTGCGAATTATAGGAAATTTTTTAAAGATATGATTTTTTAATTGATCCTGGCCGTTGTAAATTGGTTTTGAAAATTTTTCAAATTTGTCTATTGCTTTCATAATACGTTAGCCTTAATTCCATAATGTGCAAGTTTTGCATCACAGTCTACATATATATCGATACCATGGTTCCATGCTTGATTGCAGAAATATATATCTTCGCCTCCAAAAGTATCAGTTTGTTTATTGTATTCATGACTGTGCCACGGTTTTGGTAATTGTTGATATACTTGCGCATCAACAAGCATACATCCCATACCAACTGCCCACACTTTTGCAAGACCAGATTTTTGATTTAATCTTTTATTAATATTATTAGGATCAACAAATGCTACACTGCGTTGCGGAGAATATCTAGTGCTGTAATTGCCAGCAACAATTGGTTTATTGTATGACAAGAATTTTTCTACTATATTAGGAGGAAAATGCATATCAGAATCCAGCCACAATAAGTGTGTTGCATTATTGGCCAATGCTTCATTGGCCAATTGATTTCTTGATTCAGCAATAACACTTCCGCAAACAATGTGCAAATCAAACTGAGTTTTTTTCTCAGTAAGTCTATTGGTCAGATAGCACAGTTGTTTTGCAAACGCAGTATGAACTGTATCACGAGCAGGAATGCATATTCCTATTTTCATATCAGTGTATTATTAACAGTTTCCTGATTTAGCTCTGATTCAGCTTCAATGGTAATATCATTCAACTCTCGAGCAGTGCTAGTTGCTATTTTTACTGCTTGTTTAAAATCCTCTTCGTCAAGCAAAGACATTGCTAACATAGTTTCAGGATCTACTTTCCCTAGAGTTAACAAGTCGGCACCTGCTTTGCGTCCGAAATAATTAGTCCAATGATATTTTTCATCATCACTTGGAATGTCCATTGCTTGAATTTCTTTAACTACTTGATTTTCTAAATCTGGATCCAATGATAATTGATCCATTTTTTCAAATTTTCTTTCTTTGGTAAATTCACATGCTAGATCTACATTAAGTACTTCATATAGTGTTTTCATTTTTTCTCCTATTAAGTTGCAGGAAAATAATAGCCACCAAATGTTTCACTCATAGGCAAAATAGTACCTTGACTAATTCCCAGAAATGTTCCCAACTGACCTAGCTCAATAGGAGTAGTCGACGATCCAAAATAATTACGGATCTCACTCATTGTAATTGTGCTTCCAGTTGGAGGTAATGCCATTTTTATTCCTGTTTTTGTTAAACTAGCATACTATTTACTATTTGTCAATACAGGGCAAACAATTATTGTTTGCCCTGTGTATTATTTATCTAGTAATTTTTGAACCATTTCTTTGAGCTCTGCTATCTCTGCTGCTTGATCTTCAATCTGTGTTTGTTGCTCTTTGATTGCTTCAATAAACAATCCAGACATTGCACCGTAATTTACAGCCTTAATACCATCGTCGTTGGTATGCACAACTTCTGGCAAGTATTTTTCAACTTCTTGAGCAATAACACCCATATGTCTGTGTTCTTGATCCGCATGATCATTTCTAGTAAATGTTACCCCTCGTATACCTAGGATCTTGGTTAGAGGATCTGCAACAACTTTGATATTATCTTTGAGACTTATATCAGAAAATGCTGTTACTTCGCCGCCGGCTGTGATATTATTTGCAAACGTAGCATTTTGACTTTGATACTGCATCTGCATGACCCAATTTGCCATTAAGTCTGTGCCATTTGCAGTATCTCCCATTCCGATCCAGCCACGTCCGTCGCCTCTATACTGAATGTGCACCGCAGCACTGCCAGATCCTGATTCACCTATATGGAAATTTAAATAATCACTGCTTCCGCCTGATCCATCAACAGTAAGTTGTGTTTGGCCGCCGCTGTTAACAGTCAAATTACCATTTATTGTATCACTAGTATCACTTCTTAAAAATTGTGTACTGTTAAGACTATCAAGCGTATTAGCATTACCTGAAATGTTGATTGCATAAGTTCCTGATAATCTAGCACTTGGCACTGTACCGCTGTCAAGGTTACTGGCATTTGTATAATATGTGCCATCAAAACCATCTAACGTATCAGCATCAATACCATCAATAAACCCTTCGTGGTACACATTGTATTCAACTCCACCGGCAGTAAATACAAGACCGCTATTACCACTTCTGATATCCAGTCTTTCGCCAGTTTGATCATTGTTTAATCTCAAGCTGGCAGTGCTGTCATGGAATTGAATATAGCTTCTTCTAGTTCCGGCTTGATAAAAGCTCATAAAAGGATTGCCAGTAGTACTGGTATCTTGCAATCTTAACATTTCATCGCCGGCATGATTAATTGTCAACAATGCATTCATTGTATCGCCAACATCACTTCTCAAAAACTGCGTGCTGTTAAGAGTATCAAGTGTAGCAGCATCAACGTTGGTCAATCCGCTTCCGTTACCGGTAAATGTACTTGTTCCGATATTGATGTTGCCAAAACCTGTAGAAATACTACCTTGATTTAGTTGTCCAGTGCCGGTTATGTTACTGTAAATACCGTCTATTCTAGCATTTGGTACGGTGCCGCTGTCAAGGTTACTAGCATTAAGTTGATCAATGCCACTGCCATCTGCGGTGTTTAAAGAGCCAGCATAAACGTCGCCTGCAACACCCATGCCGCCGCTGATTCTTATAGCACCTGTTGTTGTGCTGGTTGCAGCGGTAGTATCAGTGAATGTTTTGATACCTGTCATGCTTTGATTGCCACCTAGACGCGAACCAGATACTGTTCCTGCGGTTAATTCATCAGCATTTAAACTTGTAAGTCCACTGCCATTACCAGTGAATGTATTAGTTCCAATATTGATGTTACCAAAAGATGACGAAATACTGCCACCGGTTAATTGTCCTACAGCAGTGATATCTTCTTGATGTTGTATTACACTGCTTGAACTTATTCTAGCATCTGGCACTGTTCCACTGGCAAGATTACTTGCATTGAGATCAGTAATGCCGCTACCATTACCTGAGAATATGCTACTACCAATATTGATATTTCCAAAACCAGCAGTGATACTACCTGCATTTAGTGCACCTGTTCCGGTAATATCTAATTGGTGTTGTGTAACGTTACTGCTAGTAACACGAGCATCAGCAATTGTTCCGCTGGTTAAATATCCTGCATCAATGTCACCAATGAGATTGTCAGCTACTACATCTTTTGCAACTCTAATACCTCCGGACACCTTTAGTGCAGCACTGTCGTTTGCAAATGTTTGAAGAACACTTGCATTTGTTGCATCAGTAAATCTCACAAGGTTGTTTGCGTTGAGAGTAGTAAACGCGCCGCTTGCAGGAGTTTCGTTTCCAATCGGAATATTGTTTATATCATTAACGAACAAATCACCGTCAATATACATATCGCCATTGGTGCGAAGATCTAAGCGAACAATCATTTCCGGTGTAGATTCTCCAGCGGCAATAGCTGCGGCTTTGGTTTCACCAATGACCATTTGTGTTGCAGCTTGAGCAAATGCTATATTTGTAGCATTATCTTTTAACAAATTAAATGTACCGGTTTCGTCAGTGTCAATTGTATTTCCATTGACATTGAGGTTTCCGTTCAATGTCAATTCACTGTTAGCAATGGTAAATGTACCTGTGCTTGCACCCATATTAATTGCAGTTGCTTCGCCAAATGCATTAACTGTAGTAGCACCTGTGTTTGCTAGTGTAAATGTTCCACCGCTGACACTTAAATCACTTAGTCCGCCAATTTGTAAGTTTCCTGAAATACTAAGATCATTATTCACCGTTGTTGTGCCGGTGCTTGCTCCAATACTCAGTGTTGTTGCTTCGCCGCCAAAGTTAATAGTTGTTGCAGTTGTATCAAACAGATTCATTGTAGAACTGCCGGCTCTTATACCGTTTGTAAATGACGGATTATTAGCAAAAACTAGAGATCCAGTGCCTGTTTCGTCGCTGATTACTCCAGCAAGTTGTGCACTTGTAGTAGAAGCAAATTGACTGAGATCTCCTCTATTGGCCAGCGTGCCGCTTGTAGGAAGAGTTACATTTGTTGTACCTGTAGTGGTAAATGTTAAGCTATTTGCACCAACAGTTTCAAAATTACCTGCAATAGTAACAGTTCTGCCTTCGTTGTTAACTCCGGTGCCGCCGTATGTTGAAGATACAACACTGCCTTGCCAAACACCTGTATTGATAGTTCCGAGTGTTTGCAAACTACTATTAACTACGTTAGAACCTAGTGTAGTCGAATTTAAAACACTTGCATCGTTAATGTAGAACGCTTTACCACTTGCAAGGTTAAAATCCTCGCTTGAATCAAAGCTGGTGTTAGCACTATCATATGTTAGAGTTGCATTTGCACCATCTATGGTAATGCCTGCGCCGTTTGCGGCTGCTGCACTAGGAGCGCCGCTTGCTAGAACGATATTTAGATCATCAACAGTGAGTGTTGTACTGTTGATAGTGGTTGTATCACCGTTAACAGTTAGGTCGCCGTTTACTACAAGGTCATGTCCAATTGTAGTAGTGCCGCCGCCGTCACCGCCGGTTCCCATATTAATTGTTGTTGCTGCACCAAATGCATTAACAGTGGTTGCATTTGTGTTTATTAGATTAAAAGCAGTTTGATTTGTAGTAATATCGCCGCCGTCGATGTTTAAATCTAAATCAATATCAACATTGTTATGAACAGTAGTTGTTCCTGAATTTGCACCAATTTCAACTGTTGTTGCTGCACCAAATGCGTTAACAATTGTTGCTGTATCGTCTAATAATGCAACAGTCGTTTCACTAGTGCTTATTATCGAATCAACTTCAACTTCGCCTGTGAATGTTGCTTTACCACTGGTATCAACACGCAATCTTTCAGTTGATGTTTGTTCAAAATCGCTAGTAGTCGAAACTTGTCCAGTTTTAACAATAAAGTCGCCACCTGTTGCATTACCAGTGCCCAATCCTGGTTCAATAGTAATACTGCTACCCGATACATCAGTGCCAATGCCGCTAGTGCCTTTGATTACTGTGCTAACCGGAGCAGAGCTTGCTTCTGCATCTCCAAGAATTACATTTCTATTTCTAATCAATAACGAACTGTCAATAGTTATTGTTCCTGCAGGAACATTGTTAGGATCAGCAGTGACATTTGCATCAGTGCGTACTGTAAATGATGTAGCAATATCATTTGCACCTATTACTGGCCAACTACCGTCGAGATTTGTTATTGCACTTCCTGCAATATTAATTGTGTCTCCGTCAGCTACACCAAGAGTCTTTGGCGTATATGTAAAGGTTAATTGTGTTGCATTAAGTAAGGTTCCTGTAGTCGGATTACTCAAATACACAAATCCGTCTTGTGTAACACCACTAACTGTTGTATTTGGTTGTATGCTTGAACTTCCAGTTACTAACATTCCTGCAAGAATTCCAGTAACATCTTGCATCGAAACTTCTGTTTCACCATTTGGAACAGCTTGATTTACGTTAGCAAGTACACTTCCAAAATTAACTACAACGTTTTGACTAGAAGTGGCTTCATAACTTTGTACAAAAGGTGTTAAACTTCTAGTAGCATTGTTGCTGCCAATTTTTATATTGGTAGAATCTGTACCAATTTCTAAACTGGTAACATTTTCATTATATATACTACCTGAACCTGTACTTGAAGATGTTAATGCAGCTGAACCAACATCAAGTCCTTCTACAAGATCCAATGCAGTGCCCCATTCAGGAGTAGTACCGTTTGATTTTAGATAACTGTTATTTCTACCAATATTAAGTGTGTTTAACGTACCAGTTGTTTGTGCATAAATTATATCACCAACTGCATATGTTGAAATATTAGTACCACCTTTGTTTACTGGCACTGGGGAACTTAAATTGCTAGGATTTAAGAAGAAAGCACTATCAAGACCGTCTAATGTGCCTGCATCAACAACACCGTCTTTGATAAACACTTCGCCGCTGCCGTTGCTGTTTACATTAAACTGTGTTTGTAAAAACTTTGAAACACCAAGTGTTGAAAATGTTCCAAGAGGATCAAAATCAGTATTAACAATTCCAATGCTTACTGGATCTCCATAAAATTCTCCGCTGATACTTGATCCTGTCAACACTATAGGGTTATCAACTGTGTTGGCTTTCTTTAATTTTTGAACAACAACTTGATAACTGCTGTCGCCTCTTAAGAACGAATCACTATTGGCTACACCTGAACTTGCCAATCTCGACGGCGATACTGTTCCGCTGATAATGTTTTCGGCATCAATATTGGTTACAGCAAGAGTATTCCAATTGTCTTTGATTCTACTTGAAGTATTAATTACACTGTTCACTTGTACATTGTTTTTTATAACTTCTGCACTTCCGATACCTGTTGCAGTAATATCTTTTGTATTTGTAACCAGTCCATTAACACTGCTTAGTGCATCTGAACGCAACTCGTGTAAAGTAAAACTGTTGTCAGTTACGCTACCAATGAAGAATCTATCGCCACTTGATACTGGATCGCCGTCAACTGAAAATAATTCATTGCTGGTACTGCCGTCTTCTAATGTTTCGATTCGAACAGCATCGCCGGTGTTATAGCCATGATTTTCAACGATTACGCTGTTATCAGTTAAATTAATTGTAAACCTAGTAATATTATGATTGTTGTTCAGTGGTGTACTTAAAAATTCTATTTGATTTAATAGGCTATAATCTTCATAGAGTTCTATTATGCTGTTTGTTATTACTTTAACATAATAAACATTGTTATTTAATAGCCCGCCAATAGCAACATTACCTAGAGTATCATAAGTAACAGGATCGCCGTTTCCAAATCCATGATTGTTTATAGTAATTCTGCTATCTGAATAATTAACTGCGCCACCGCCGGCTAAGGTACCTGCTAAAAAGTTATGAGTTATAGTGTCATCTAGATTTATTTCTCTAGAATTTTGTACAGCAGTATTATCTTCAACAAAGTCAACACTGGAAGTACTTGCAACAAATAACTCACCTCCTAAAATATTTACATATGCACGTTTTTCAATTGCAGTTGCTTCAACTTCAAATCCGCTGCCAGTTCCTCCAATACTGCTTGAATTAACACTGAGTAAATCACCCACTGCATAATCAAGTCCGCCAAAATTAACATCAACATCGGTAATTTGTCCTGCGGTAACTGTTATATTAGCAGTAGCACCTGAACCTATTCCGGTACTACTAGTTAATGGTACGTCTCTGTAAACTTGTGTTCCGTCAGTTGGTGTATAACCTGATCCTCCAACCAGTTCTGCATTATTAACATTTGTTAAAACACCGTAACGTGTTTCTGTTACTGCGCCTTGTGCATTGCCGTCAGCACTGGTTACAATTGTTCTAGCAGTAGAGTCAGTTACTGATTTTGTAGATTCATCTGGACCTTCGTTAGCAATAGTAAATGTAGTTGCAGTTGGAGTAGTTAAAACTAAACCACTGACATTGTATTCTTCATCACTTCCTATTAATACTTGTACGTTATTGTTAATATTTAAATTATGTGCACCACTTGTTGTAATAGTTGCAATGTTGCTGCTCCTAGAAACATCAGTAACAGTGGCATTTGTAAAGGTATAATCATCATCAGGATCTAATACCAAGAACTGGCTAGTATTACTGCTTCTTAAAAAGAAGTTGTCTACAATTTCACTGCTTATACCTTTTGAATCGATGTCAACTCCGGTATCGACACCGTTAACAAAAATATTTCCTGAATTTATTTCCCATGGATCACCGGTACTATCGTCAGTAGCATCCCATGCGCCGTCGATAGTAGCAACTAGAATATTAGTACTATTAAAATAATCGCCTTTAGCATAACCTATTGCACCTTGTACTCCTGGTTGTGTAATTGTATCTCCATCACTGGCATTTATGCCACTGCTTAATACCAATTCGACTTGTTCATATTCTTCCGTAGCAATATCACCTGCTTTTAGGTCAGTTGCTGGAATATCGTCAACCTGTTCTAGACGAGACAAATAACCTTGAGTATTCGTATTTGTAAATTGTCTAGTTGCTGGAATTAAATCAGGGTTTAACTGTCCGTTAACATTAAGTTGTACAATTGCGCCAGGAACAGCAGCAGTAGAAACAGATTTATCAACAAATCCACCAAGTCTATTTGCAATAAAACTTCTTACAGCTAACTGAGTTGGCAATCTTGAATCACTTGGTCCTCCGATTTCGTCGTCGCCGAGATTAACACTGGTTGATATTTCTTCAATAGCAACATCACTAAGACTGAGTCTTAAAGCATCCAGCTCGTCAACCTGTACCTTATTTCTAAAAGTAATATTACCTGTTCTGTTAAATGCTGTAATAAAATCACCAACTTTAAAGTCACCAAGTTCGTTAGTTCCTGAAGAATAAACTCGTCCTGGCAATTCATTAAATTGTTCAAATTCTTCTCTTGTATTTCCGCCATTTTGAGGAAGAGCATTATAATCTGTACCCGAACCTGCATATTCCCAAGTGTGTGCAGAACTGTTAACAATACTTGGTCTATGGAACCAACATTGTTTTTCTGGAAGATTAACAAGATTAGTCAGACTGCTACTTCCATCAGTTGCAGTAACTGAAAATGTTGCTGTGCCTAGATCAGTTCTAGTAGCAACTTCGTTTACTCCAATGCTGGTATTTGCTGGCGAACTATGGTCACTGCTTATAACACTTGTTTCGTCAAATTGTATTCTCAGAGTACTACTACCAACTACAACTTCTTCAATACTAACAACAAGTCTTCTTTCAGCTGGTTCCCAACTGTAAACAATTGCACTGTTGTTATTTCCGCCTGTATTACCGGTAATTACACGTCCTGGAACAAAATTATAACCTTCTGATCCTGATTCAAGTATCAATGTTTGATAAGTTTGGTGAGAATTTAAAATTTCTTCAACATAAAATTCGATAATATTTGATAAGAATTTGTGTGTTCCGGTACTGTTGTTAATTATGTTAACATCAAAGTCGCCTGATTCGTCAAATGTTAAACTGAATTCATCGTCGTTAATCAGTTTAACATAATACGTTTGTTCAGCATCCAGTCCTTGTATTGGAGGATTACCGTCCGGATCATAAATTAATTTTTGTCCATTTGAAAAACCATGATCAACAATTGTAATTACATTACTAATTGTGCTAACGTCAGTCTCAGCGTTGAAAAGTGTTTCAACAGGAGTAGGTTTAAAGTCATTTGTAATATCTCCAGCTGAACTTACTTCAGTTGGTTCAGGTAAATCATTGGGATCATTGATAATTGTTGTAACAATATCAAATCTACTGTTTACAAAATCTTGTACATTAACTGATAAATCAGTAATATATGTATTTGCATACACTGCTGCTTGTTCAATTGCTGCTATAGTTTGCAATTCTTGGCCGCTGATACTTATTTGACTTGAGTCTTGTAGGTTTCTAGTATAATATGAAAGTCCAGCACTTCTTGAAAATCTATTTCCTGTATCCCAAGTATCTTTTGCTACTGCTTCGACAATTAAACGTGTGTCTCTTTCGCATTTGGATTCATCATAAGCAAAATTACCCCAAATATTAGCTTGTATTTGTTGATTCATCCACTGTGTTACGTTTTGTGCAATGTTGACTTGACCTTCTAGATCAACTTCGTTATATGCAGTTTGTAAGTTTGCACTTACCCAAGACACATCTGGTTCAAATCTTGTTGGTTCAGTAGATGGATCATTAAGATAATCAATTATTTCTTGTATTCTATTTCCTGCAAAATCTTGTGCATCAACACTGCCAGGTGTGCCTGTTTTATCTTGCGTTTCAGTAGTTCCGGAAGATATTACAACATCAGTTTCTACTATAACTTGCTCAATAACAGTTTTGAGTCTTTCGTATGCAGCAACAGTTTCTTCGAGTTCTCCGTTACCGTATTGTGCCACACCATCTACAAAATATGCAAGTGCTGCTTCGTATGTTTGAAGATTGCCGCCGTATGTTAAATCATATATTAGTGCATCTATAATTAATCCAACATCTCTAGCACATTTTGCTTCATTGTAAGTAAATCCAGCAGTAAATGGAGCGTTTTGCTGAGTAATTTGATCGTCTATCCAGCTGGTTATTTCGTCAATTATAAAATTTTTATTAGCAACTACTTGATCTCTAGCGTTTGCAAATCCAGTATCGCTAGCGTTATCAACTCCACCTGTAGGATCAGGAAAACTGTACACATCGGCAGCAGAGACACCGTTTTGAATTATGTCAATAATTTCATCCCACAATGCATTAGATCTACTAATAGCAGTTGCATCTGATAGATAATTTGCAGTATAGGTTTTTGCCTGTGTTAATGATGCTACTATTTGATCTACATCATTGTATAATTCAAAACTGTTGGAATTATAATGATATCTTAATGCAGCACTAATTGATCTGTAATTACTATTAAATATTACATCATATCTAATTGAATCAATAAAATCTCTTATGTTTTTTCTATAGATATCTTCATTGTATGTAAATCCTGACCAAATACTAGCAGTGGCATTTGTTATTTGGTCGTTAATCCAAGTTACTGTATCAGCTGCAATAGCATCTCTGTTTAACAAAAGCAAATCATGTGCAATTTTATAATCTGGTTCGCGGAAGCGTAATACAAATTCTTCAACTGGTGCGGATCTGTTTACACCAACGATTGATACTGTTTGTTTACCGTCAGCTTCGCCTGTTGCTGTAACAAAACTTCTATCAAAATTAAAGGCTTTTGGAGAATATCCACTTGCACGCAAGGCATACAATCCAAAGTTAGTAGCCGAGTTAGTAATAGAACAATATCCACCGCTTTGACAATAAACACCGTTAAGTAGGAAAATTTCGAAGCAGCTAACAATCTGTGCATATGCATCATTGGTTAGTCGCCAAGCTGTTCCGCCAAAAGAAAGAATAGTAAAGGCGTTAGCAACCATTGACTTACCTTGTTCAGGTATAGCACCTATTACAGGATTTTCTGCTTCAATACCAAATCGAGGAACGTTTGGCGATTCAACTTTACTACCGTCAATTTTTGCACCGTTTCCGCCTAGGAACGAAATAATTGAACAGTTTTGTATATACGGAGATGTAGTAATTGTTGGTTTAGTATCTGGTAAGTTAGTGTATAGATTTCTATCTGTAACATCAGTTGCGCTTGGATCGTCAAATGCAACAGCATAATCAAATGTTATAAGAGGAACAAAGTTAGTATCAATTCCGTCTCTAAAAGTAAATTCACCAAAATAACATGCATTTCGTACACGAAGCATGTCAAGGTTTGCATTTTTTGGTCTTATAATACATCCACGAAGCCCATCGCCTTTGATAACAACATTATCAGGAACAATAACTGGGTTATCCTCAGGATAATCTCCAACAGCAACTTTAACATTTATTCTTGTTCCATTTGTAGTACCGTCAGGATTGTATACTAAACCTGATGCTATTTGACATGCACGCTTTACTGTTTTTACCGGTGCACTTTGTCCATCATTTGCATCGTCACCTTGTTCAGCACTTACATAGATAACATTGCCGCCAAAAATATCTGAATCTGTAAATTCTAAATTACCCTCGCCGTCGGTTTTAACTAATTGACCAATTGTACCGTTGGTAGGAGGCAGTGTAAGCTGATATCCACTATCAAGCACATCCGGTGCTTTAATTGATACTCCGTCATTACCGCCGGCAATTAATTCTTTAAATGTAAGAGTTTTGGCATTTTCAATAGTAACATCTTGGTTTATATTAGTTTGACTGTCAGTGACAATCATTTTATCGTCATTGTTTACTGTAACACTAACTTGTGCAGTTTCAGGAGTACCGAGATCGTCAACTTGTACACTGGTATCACCTTCAAAAACTTTTTTAGTAATATCTTGAACAGTGTTGTCATCGCGTAGTAAGTAAACTTTTCCGTCTGCTGTATTAAGAGCTAGTTCACCTGAATCTAACTGTGAAACCAGTGGCTGTTTACCAGCCACACTGCTGCGCTTGTGTTTGATTTTAGTTGCCATTCGGCATGCCTCCTATTTAGGTACGGGTCAGGTCTCTAAGACGCCCAAGAATAAACGATAGAAATCGTTATAGTTTTATTTATCAAGGAAATTAAAGTGGTAGTTTTTTAAAAGCTACCACCATCTATTGTGTCAGTCCAAACCGGAGTAGCATCAACATCGCTGGTCACTGTTAATACTTGATACGATGTATTAGTATCACTAGTTCCTGCTGCGTCAGTTACTTGTACTGGATCTGCACCATTACCGTATAGTATACCATCTGTAGTAAATGCACTTACACCGGTGCCGCCGTATTGTACTTCGAGATCAACATTTGTTAGAGCAAGTGTACCGTCAATTGTTACATCTTCGTTAATTTGGACATTTTGATCAACTGTTGTTAATCCACCGCTTGCACCAATGTTTAATGCAGTTGCAGCACCAGCAAAATTGACAGTTGTTGCTGTATCATTTAGCAAGTTAAATGTTGTTTGAGAGGTTAACAATGAGTTATTGTCTATTGTTATATCTGTTGAAAATACACTAGTATCTTCGCCGAGGCGTAATTTTTCAACAACACTGCCGTTGATCATAGTGCTAAACACCATGTCAAAGTCTTCTTGTGTACCTGTTACGTCTTGCGCAATAACATCAATTTGGCCGCCGGTTTCAAAATTATCATTTGCAGTTTCGAGTTCAAATTTGATACCAGTGCCTGAGCCTGCAACCGGTGAACCACTTATTGTATGATGAGCTAATACTATAGGATAGACAATGTCATCTGCTGCACTATCTGGTGCATTAGTTAAAAGTTTAATTCCATCTTGTGCTAATACTGTGTTTGCACGTATATCAATAACATCAGATGCTAAATCAGTTAACTGTAATATACCATTGTTGTCGCCAGTTATAAATCCTTGTACGCTTAGATTTTTAGCAATACCAACACCGCCGGCAACGGTTAGTGCTCCAGATGAAAAATTTACACTTTCTGTTTGATTTAATATTTCAACAGGATTAGTATCTTCTATTATAAATTCTGAATTTCCAATTGTAAGTCTTTTGGAACCTTCAGTAAAGAACTCCAATTGATCATTGTCAACTCCTGGACCAGTTTCTGGACGCACAAATGTATCTTGATCAACGTCCTTTACTCCTCCTAATGACCCCCAGGCAATTCCGTCATAACCTTCAAATACTGTAGTATCAGTGTTAAATCTAATCTGTCCAGTTTCTGGTGTCGGTCTATCAGCAGTAGTACCTACAGGAATTTGTATAGTTTCTACACTGTTAAATACAACACGTTGATTATTAACTGTTAGTAGTCCAAATGTTGAACCAATATTAATATCAACAGCAGAACCAAATGCATTAATTGTGGTCGCATTAGTATTCAATAAATTAAATGTACCAGTTTCGTCTGTAATAATACTAGTACCATTGACTTCTATATCGCCGCCGGCTATTAAATCTCTATCTGCCGTGATGTCTACACCAGCATGAATATTTCTTGCTGCGGCAATACCACCTAGAGTTTGCAACGAACCTGTATTCGCCGATACTGCATCATCTTGATTTTCCAATAGCAATTTTGGAACACTGCCTATTGTAACAGATTCATTACTGTCTGTAGTAATGATTGTAACATAATCAGTGATATTTTCACGTATTTTGAAAACATCTACAGTGTTATCAGGTACATCAATATTGACCTGTGCATTTATTTCCACGGTATGTAGAGCTCTGTCTGAACCTAATGTAGTATTTAGATCAACATTTAAATTTCCGCCTACATTTAAATTTTTAGCTATTGCTGCGCCGCCATCGACTACTAACGCACCAGATGTGTTATTTGTACTTTCTGTTGTGTTTTGTATCTCAATTAACGGACGATCACCAAAGGTTATTTTTTCTTCGTCGGTTCTAGTATTAATACTAATATAGTCAAGACTTCCTTCAGTGGTTATGCTAAATGCTTGCAATGTTTCGTCAGGAATATTAAAGCTGATATCTCCTGATAAAACTGTGTCTCCGTTAACTGTTAATGCTCCTTCTACTAGTAGATCAGGATTAATTGTCATTAAACCTATATCGGAGCCTATGTTTATTACAGTAGCATCGCCGAATGCATTTATTGTTTCTGCATTGGTATTTAATAGGCTAAAGTTATCAACTTCAGTACTAATAACATCACCGTTTACATCAAAATCGCCGTCTAGTATTAGATTACCAGTAACTGTTCCGCCGGTGGTTTTATTAAGATATCTATTTTCAACATATGTTGACACTGCTGCTTGTGTTGGAGCAGTATTAGGATCTTGAATACCGGTACTTGCTTGCAATGCTGGATTATTACTAATTTCTCTTAATTCAACACCCACTGGTACATTGTCTCTTATTAGAGGTCCTACACTGGTTAGACCTGCTAAATCCAGTTGATTAGCGTTTAATGTAATACTACCGTTAAGTGCATTAACAGCAAAGAAATTACCAACTCTAAAGTTACCTATTTGGTCAACTGTGCCGCCTGCAAAAACCTTACCTTGGCCAATTTCTACAATTTCTTGTTCAGCAATAGGTGTACCACCAAAAAATGGCAATGCATTATAGGTTATTCCTGCACCTACATATTCAAATGCATGCCCTGATGTTGAAATAGTGCTAACATTGTAAAGCTCTGCTTGTTTGTCCTGTGTAACACTGACAATTCCTGGAAATACTGTAATACTTGCTTTACCGCCAAACTCTAAATTAATTTCACTGATTGTAGTATCAACTATGCTTGATTCGTTAGTAGCAATTAATTCGCGTTCTACCAAATATTCACTGCTGCCTAATTGATAATTGTGTTCAATTTCTGTGAAACCATCGGTACTACCTTCTAGAACACTTTGTGCAATTCTATCTATCAGTAGTTGTAATATGTCACTTCCAGTTTCACTGCCATCTGGTATGCTAAAATCTTGCGTTAAATTGTTTCCAAGAGATTTTTCAATTGGTTCATTATTGGCAATTTTTTCCATTATATCTGCAAGATAATAATATGTGTAAGCAGTAATTAATTCTTGACCTTGAATTACTGCATTATTATAATATGCTAATGCAGCTCTTCGAGTCTGTTTATTACCACCGTAAAGCATATCGTACAGTGCAGCATCAATAATGTAGCCAGTATCTCTTTCACACTTTTGTATATTATATTCAAATTCAATTATATTATCAGTAATGTATTCAATTACTTGATTTTCAATTGTGCTTTTTGCTGCTAATAAAGTCGAAGCTGCTGCTCTTGTATCAACAGCTAACCAACTAAAATCAGGTTCTACTTCGCTTGGAGTGCCTACTAAACTTTTTGTTTCAGCAGCAGTTTTGTAAATATTTAATAATTCTTCTGTCCTATTAACTTCTTCGGTTCCGCCGTAACTGCCTAACAACACTTGATCTTCTGGATTACCTGGAGTTTTTGTAAACACTGTACCTTCGACACAGGCTTTTGCAGCGACAATTAATCTTCCATAAACTTCTCCGGTAATTATACCTTGTTGATCAAGTTTTTCTTGTGAACTTCCTAGTATTAATGCTCTTGTTGCAATTAATGTAGCAATATTGGTTTTATCACCAGTTGTCTGTGTACCATACAATAAATCATGAGTAACTGCGTCAAGCACATATCCAGTATCACGTCGACACAGGTTTTGATCGTAGCTAAATCCATTGTAAGTTGTATTAATAAAGTTAATAGTATCATTTACAATTGAATTTTGTTCTGCTTCTAAATTGTTTACTGCATTTTGAATTGTAGAATCAACCCAATCAATGTCAGGAAAAGTTTTATTAGGAAGTACATCGATACCATTTATAATTACATCTTGAATAAGCTGTAAAGAATTTTGTGCTTTTGTTACTTCAGTTGCTGATCCTGCACCGGCTGAAATTGTTTGTGTAGACACAGTTTGTTCAGGATTCAAAATTGTTTGATTTAAAATAATTTCATCAATTACATTAGAAATATAAGAAAATGCCTCAGCTGTTCTCTCTTGTTGACCAGCAACTTGACTTACACTTCCAAACCAATATGCTTTTGCAGCTTCAAAAACAGCACTGTTTCCGCCGTAAAGAATATCGTATGTTAATGCATCGACAATGTATCGTGTATCTCTTTTACAGATTGCAGAATCAAATGTAAAACTTTGATAAGTGTCAGAAATAAATTGATTTACATCTGCTGTGAGTGAAGATATATTTGATTTGATAACACTGTAACCTTCTTGTACATCAAGTGTTGTCCAAGATAAGTTTGGTAATACCACTGCGGGCAATCCGCTAGTATCGCCTGCTGTAATTACATCTTCGATTATTTGTACTAATCCATCAAGAGTATTTGCTTCAGTTGAAGTAGCCGGTGGATTAGAAGTATCCTGAGAAGTATTATTATTTGGTTGCGGAGTAACTGCGGTATTAACTACTACACTTGAAATTATTGAGGCTAAATGTGCAAACGAATCAGCGGTAGCGGTTTGCTGTCCAGCGCCTAGCTGACTAACTGCGCCGTTAAAATAACTTTCAGCAGCTGATACAGTAGCACTGTTTCCACCATAAAGAATATCATGACATAAGGCATCGACAATATATCCCAAATCTCTTTCGCATTTGGTTTGATCGTATACAAGACTCGGATAAGTGTTGTTAATATATGCAATTGTATCATCAATTAAAAATTGTTTATTTGCAATTAGTTGATCTTTGGCTTCCACTGCATTTGTACTTGGTAATACAGAAGGTGTTGTAAATTGTAAAGCATCTGCCGCTGTATCTGTGCTTACAATTCCGTTTTCAATAATATCAATAATTTCATCAAATGCTGCAACGGTTCTTGATTCAACTGTATCGCTTAGACCTAGTAACACAGTTTTATCTTTTAAATATTCCAATGAGCCAACAGTTTGTAATTTTTGATCTGCTAACCTTGTTGCATTGTACTCTCTTTGATAATACAAACCTGCGGTAACTGCATTATAATTTGTTCCTAGTGCACTATCCAAGGCCACAGCGTCAAATACAACTTCTAAATCGTTGTTAAACAAAGTTTGATCATATGTAAAGTTTACATAATTGTTATTGATATATGCCGCAGCTTCATCTGCAATAAATTCTTTATTGTTTTGAAGATTTGTCTTAGCATTAATTTCAGCAGAAGTTGCATCAGTTGGATTATTGAATATTATAGTATCTGCTTCGGCTGTTCCGTTTTGCAAAATGTCTATAATTTCGTCAAAGGTTGCATCACTTCTAGTTTGAGCAACTGTGCTGCTACTTAACGCAGTATTTGCTAAACCTTTTGTATATGTTAATGCCCCAACAGTTTCCGTTAATTGATCATTTAGAACGTTCGCACTATAAGATCTTCTATATGCTAATCCTGATGTTACTGCATTATAATTGGTATCAAGTGCACTATCATAATATGCAGCATCGAGAATTATTTCAGTATCTCGACTACACTTATCACTATCATAGATAAAATAATTGTCTGCAAGATATGCAATTGCTTCTTCGACTAAAAAGTCTCTGTTAGCAACCAACTGATCTCGTGCAGCAATAAGTTCAGCAGCCGCTGGGCCTGGATCAGGAAATTCAGTTCCTTCGCTAGGTAATTGATTAAATTCAATTATGTCTAAAACATTTTGAAATAAATCTACAGCATTGTTTTGAAAAGTAGGATAATCTATCAATGTTGATTCAACTAATGATTTAGCCTGTCTTAATGCTATAATGGTTGCTGGTTTTTGTTCTCTATTTAGATACTCAGTGTTAGCTCTGTTATAAGCTAACCCAGCTGTAATAGTATTGTGATTTGATCCAGTTTGTGCATCTCTGTAAATTGCATCAATTATGAATCCTACATCTCTTTTACATTTTTCTACATTATAGGTATTGTTAGGATAATTTGCACCAATGTAATTTATTGCGTTAGTTGTTGATGTTACTTGCTGTGCTGTTATTTGATTGTATGCATCCTGAAGATCATTTGGTTGATTTTCAATAACTGGGAATGTTCTACTAGTTGGAAGTCTATCCAGCGTTAGATTATCTACAGCGTCTTCGATGTTAAACAGTAAGGCATCTAAAACACTAGACTCACTGTTAGTAGCATTATTATTGCTTGTATCTTGAGTTTCACTGTTGCCAGGTGTTTTAGTTACAGTTATGCCTTTTACTACTCTATCAATTACAAATCTCATTCTTGAAAATGCATCAACTAACAATTGTTTTTGCACGTTACCCAATGATGAAAAATTATTATTATTAAAGAAATAATATTTTGCTTCTTGAATTGTAGCACTGTCGCCGCCATACAAAATATCAAAAGTAAGAGAGTCAACAATTCTTTCAAAATCTGTAGCGTAAGCTGCACTGTTAAAATCAAATATTATAGGTTCATTTTCAATGTATGCTACAAATTCTGCTGCAAGAAAACTTCTATTAGCTTGTAATTGATCTTTTGCATCTATTCTATTTTGTACAAATCCATCAGGATTAGGAAATTCAGTAGTAATTGCACTGCTGTCGCCATCATCAATTATATTAATAAATTGGTTAAATCCTTCTTCAACTCTTGCTGATGCTGTAGCACTGCTTTGCACACTAGACAGATTTAAAATTTCTTGTTTTAAAAAATTAAAACTGTCAATATACATGTCCTTAAATCTGTCTCTGAATTCTAGCTCTTGGGCAGATCTTAATACTTGATGGTCACTACCAAACAGTGCATAAAGTGCTATATTTTGAATTAAACGTTCGACATCTTCTCTATATCTTTCAAAATTATAGCTTAATTCTGTAAACTGTTCGTTTATGTACGCTGTAACTTCATTTATTATGAAGTCTCTATTTTGTACAATATTATCTTTTGCTTTGATTAATCCGGAATCTAAACTGTTTAAATCACTGTAAACAATATCAGGAATTCCTGCACTATCACCAGCTTGTAAAGTATTTAAAATAATATTAAAACGTTGATCAATTTCTTCTCTCATAGCTAGATTATTAATGACAGATTTCATTTCATCTCTAGCTGTTTCTATTCCATATATTGTCGGTTCTAACTGATCTAGCAATACTTTTGAAGCTGTTCCTCTTAGATAACTTTGTGCCGCTGTAATACTTTGATAGTTTGTTTGTAAAACAATATCGCCTGTTACAGCATCGATAATTCTTCTAGTATCTCGTTTGCATATTTCTTCATCATAAAAGAAAGGAGATTCGATTATATTATTTTCAGTAATAAAATAAAACTCAGGATCGCCATCAAATTTTATTATACTGCCAGTTTGTGGTTTATCTCTTAAACTTTGAATCTGTATAGTTGTATTTGTTGCAAGATTAACAACTGCTTCTGCTTGCAGTTGTGCATCGCCGCCGGACAGAGTAACCAATGGAACACTGGTATATCCGCTGCCCTGGTCCGAAACTGTTATTGATGATACTTCGCCGGTTGTAGCATCAATGTCGGCAAACGCAGTAGCCTGTGTTCCACCTGGCGAACTTGGGGGTTCAATAGTTACTGTAGGTGCAGAAGTGTATCCTGATCCAGCGTTTGTAACTGTAATACTTGCTACATTACTAAAATAATTTTGTACTGGTTTAGCATTTGTGTATGCAATTGGATAAAAACCATCAGACACACAACCTTGTGTACCAAAGTCGCTAACACTGTTAGATATACTTAAATAACCGCCTTTGGTTGTTAAAAATCCAACACGGCAGAAAACTGTAAAGCAGCTAACAATTTGTGTATAACCAAAGTTTGTAATATGAAAGCCTATTCCACCTTGTGCAATTTGCGTGAAAGCATCAGCAACCATTGATTTAACTAAACTAGCAGGATTGTACAAGTCACCGTCGACTAACATTCCATTGCCGCCGCCGGTTTCGTTTACCTGCTTTTCAAACGGAAGATTTGGAAAATCTTCTACAAGCAACGGACGTGCACCAGGTTCAACTCCTTCTATTTGCACAGTTTCAAATGGTATAAATTCTGTACCATCATTGAGCCAAGGACCGTTGATATTTGAGCAATTTTGAACATAGGGTGACTGTGTACATAAAGTACCTGGTCTAATTTCTACACACCAGCCTGGATCACGCAATCCTCTAAAAGTTAATTGAAAAAGATAACATCCATTACCGAGATAAAAAATTGTTTCTGTGTTGTTTTTAGGAAATATCTGTGTATTTTGTAATTCGCCTGTACCTGCAATTGTAACTTTGTCTGGCAGAACTATAGGATTTTCTTCAAAATAATCGCCCGGACCGACTAAAATTGTAGTGCCTTCTACTGCTGCTTCTACTGCTGATTTAATTGTTCGTTTTGCACCATCAGCGCCTTGACTTTTACCATCGTTGAGATCATCACCATCCTGTGTAACATAGAGTATATCTGAAGTCTTTGGTCCTGTGACATTTCCTGTCACAGACAAATTTCCTGTCATGTTTACATTACCGCCAGAGGGATTTATTTCTACATTACCGTCGGCTGTTAAAATAATAGATCTGTCATCTATTTTTCGTTCATGTATGGTTTGCTTTTTAAAAAATTCCATTTATACTTCCAGATAACTTATTGTAGCAGTAAGATTAGTAGGTGCAGTTCCGTCTAACCATATAGTGTCGTTTTCTTCTAAAATCAATCTTTCAACATTGAAAGTAAAAGTATCACCGGCTGATACTTTTAAATCATTTAGTACTTGATATTCGTTGCTGGCACTTCCAGATGTTGGATATACATACATGTTAAAACTAGTATCATTTAAACCAGTGCCGTCATCGGTTCCAGTGTTACATACTAGTAAGGTTGTCACGGCATATTTTTTACCAGCAGGCACTGTTAATATTGCAACTCCAGTTGTGGTTATAATTTCGTTCTTTATTGCCATTTCAAATCCTTAAAATATTATACTAAAAAGTAATGCTTTATTTCTGCTTGCTATCTCGTCATTAGTACCGTCTTGATTTACAAAAAATAAGCCAGTGCCGCCGTCAGCTAGTGTATCTCCATACAATGTAACTCCATCTGTAGGTGCTCCGACTTCACCTAATTCAAGAGGATTATTTTGTTTTGTTAAATTTAAATAATCATCATTTTGAACTATTCCTAAGCCATTTCCTCTAAGTATTAAATTTGCACTAGTAGATGCAGGTTGTAACAATGAATCATCTGCTGTTATATTAGATTCTTTTCTTATTGTTAATCCGTACAAATCAACATTGGTTTCAGTAAAAAATGCTACGTTATTTGCATCACCATTTACATTTATAACAACAGATTCTGAATTAGCTATTACACTGCTCGGTGTTAGGTCATCAGATAAAATTTTATTTTGAAAGTTATACAAGTGATAGCTTCTTGTATAATCAATTAATAATCTAGCTGTAATTAAAGCATCTTCATCGTAACTATTGCCAGTTTGATCAATTTGTACTCCGATTGGTTCAAGATTATCTTCAGCTGATGCATTGAATTCGATATTATTGTTAACATCATAATTAAATACACTTTTTTCATAGTCGCCTGCTTGATTTACAGTGATTATTCCTAATCCGCTGTTGTTTAAAAGATACAAGTTTTCATTGTTTTGAGTGCTGATACTGCTAGTATGTATACCGTAACTTGCTTGGGTATTGTCTTGAAATACAAAGCTTCCTGTAACAATTGTACCATTTCTGATACTATTTAAAGATTCGTTAAATAAAAATTCAGAATTGTTTTCAGTACCACGGTCTACAATTAGTCCAGCAGTACCTAACGAAACTCCTGCACCGGATTCACCTTCATTTACAGTAATTGTATTATCACTGACAATTAAATCTGTAGAGCCAATAGAAGTTTGTTCGCCTAAAACATCTAAGTCGCCGGCGATAGTAACTTTACCACTGTCACCGACGTCTAGGATTATTTCGCCAGCGTCGTCGACTTTTAATTTATAATAATTGCCACCGATTCTATTGACTACTTTTGTCATAATAACTCCTATTAAATGGCAGTTAACACTAGTAGTGTTTGTGTAGAATCATCCTGAACTTCCCAAGTATATCTGTTATTATCAAAATCAATTACAGTTCTATTGTGAAATTTTCTAATATTTACACCGTCGCCGTCGCCGTCGATATATCCTTTAACAACCATTTCGTTGTCGCCAGGTACATCTTTGTCAACTAGTCGGCAAAATCCAACATTTCCGGATCCTTCAGTTCCGTCGACATTGGTTCCGTCAGCATTTACTGCCGTGCCGTCTAGTGCATCATTTACTTTGAATACAGTTTCTGATCTTTGAGCAAGAAATATTCCCGATTCTGATACTGTGTTTGAACCTACTTTAACAATGGCAGTGAGGTTATGTTCACTGTCGTTTAGAGGTGCAAATCTGTCATCGTTTGTGTTTGCTAATCTACCAAAATATCTTTTATTAAGTGGACGTCCCATTTGTTTCTCCTTATATGTTACGTTCTAGGTAATACGCGGCGGGCACCGCATAAGTCCTCATCCTAGAGGCTCATTCCTCTTTGACAATAGTATTTATCAAAGTATAAAAAATGGGTTATTATGCATTTATTTTTTTAATATATTCTGCATATCTTTTTCCGTTGACTTCTTTGTATCTGTATTGTACTTTTTCGCCAACCACGTAGTCACCTTTTTGTTCAAATAAAATATCTATTAGCCCAGTAGTCCACTTATCTGGTCTTATAATGTTATATTTTCTCTTGTTATTATAAACATAAATGGTTCCTGTAAACATAATGAACCTCCATAAAAATCATATATTACTTTATAACATGCCAAGTTGAAAGAGATTTACCTTTTGCACGTTTTTTTAGTACTCTTTCAATTAAGTTTTGTTTTATTTTTGCAGCTTTTTTCATTTTACCTTGTGCAAGCAAAGAGTAATATTTCATTTTTTCTTTTGAATATTTCATTGTTTCACCTCTGTGAATATTTAGTCATAAAAATAGGCCCCGTAGGGCCTATTTTTGAAAATTTAAATCTATTACGAGAAGCTTACGTTACTGTTAGTAATTGCAACTTTACCTAGGTAGTCAGCTGCATTACCCAGCGACGATGCACTGTTGCTAAGTTCGACATAACCGTAGCGAGTCATAAAGCTCACAGTTGGTTCGAATGTCGATGGATCTAGCACAACACCTGAACTCATAAGTGGGATATATGGGCAGTAGAACGCTGCTGCGTCTGACTCTGAAGTACCCTTATAACCAATAAGTACTGGTGCATTGTCTGCGCTATAAGTGTTTACATAAACTTTCATAGCATTGTTCAGTGTACCAACCATCTTGGTGTTAGTTGGTGCTTCGAATGTACCTTCAGTAGTACGAGCAAAAGCACTTGTAGTTGCTGACTGAAGAATTGTTAGCGCAAATGGGCTAACAACTGCCCAGTTACCAGCACCACGACGTGTACGCTGAGCAATTAGGTTGCTTACTCTGTTGATTTGAACAGCTAGTGCAGCATGCTCATCACCAACAAAAGTAGCAGTACCACTTACTGCGGCTTGGTCGTAAGTTTCTGCTGGTGTACCTGCAAGTGAACCTAGACTTGCAAGAACTTCTTGATCAATTTCAGCAGTGATTTCTTGTGCAAGAGCAGCCATAATTTCTGCTTCAACATCGATGCCGTGCTGTGCTTGTGCATCTTGTGCAGCTTCGAAAGTCCAGCGTGCGCTGAGCTTACGAGTTTTAGCTTCAACTGTTTGCTTCAAGATTTGAATGCTTAATCTGTTACCAGCTTCACCTTCTAGTGATGAAGTAGCACTAGGAGCATCGTTGCTACCAGGCTTACCTGAATAGCTTTCAGCAATCTTGAATGGGCTTAGTGCTTCTTCGCCTGCTGCTGCTCCATTACTTGTGTCACTATAACGAACACGTAGTGTGTGAATTTGACCAACTGGTCCGGTCATTGGTTGAACTCCAACGAGTTCGTTTGCAATAACTGTTGGCATAACACGTCTAATAACTGGTAGAATCACACGATTTAGTGTTGCGATATTACCGGCAGAAGTAGCACCTGCAGTGGCACTTTCTTGAAGATACCTACGAGTATTTTCAAGAGTTGAAGCCATAACTGCTTTCTTATTGCCTTGAAGGCCTTCAAGAAGTGCTGTCTTTGTGTCTTGCCAGCGACTTTCTAATAGTTCTGACATTTGATTTCTCCTTAACTCAATCCAGCTAGACGGCGTAACTCAACTACATTTCCGTCGTTAGCATTTTTATTGTCATTTGTTTGTTGTCTGTTGCCTGTGATTTCTGTGCCTTCTGCTAATACTGCCTTCTGTCTTTCTGGACTGTTACCATTCATCACTGATGGTAGGTACTTGTCAAACGCAGAGCGAAGTCTGTTTGTTTGAACTGATTCCAGTAGATCTTTCATAATCTCACTTTGCTCTCTTGATAAAGGAGCAGTAAGTTCATTTATAGTTTCTTTGCGTTTCATTGACTCATTGATTTTTTTGATCTCGTTGGTCTTTGATTCTGCAAGATTAATTGCCTTGGACGCTGCCTGTTTTGCTTGAATCAGTTGCTGGTCTTTTGATTCAACAACTTTCATCAATTTAGCTGTTTCAGACTTTTCGTTAAGATAGCTTTGAGTATATTCATTTGAAAATGCTTCAAATATCTTACGTCCAAAGTCGTTTCTGCGTGCTTCTTCAATGTCTTCCTTCAGTGACGAAATTTCTTTATTGAGATTTGTTGACACTGTTTCAGACACTATAGCAGAACTTTTTTTGATAAAGTCTTTTTGTACTCTATCAAAATTCTGTCTGGCTTCTTTTACAAGTCTTACCTTGGTTTCGGCCAAATCTTTTTTATCTTCGTAAAACTCTGCGATTTCTTTTGAAAGTGCCTCAACTACAAAATCTTCAAGTGCAACAAACTTGTCAGCTGTTGATTTTTGATCAGCATGTAGTTCTTTGATTTCTTTTGCCAGTGTTTCACTAACAAAATTTTTAAGAAGATTTGCATTTTTGCGTTGTGCAACAGCATATTTTGCTTTTGCTTCTGCTAATTGTTTGCGATCTTCTTTGAATTCTGCAATTTCTTCTGCAAGACGTTCACTTAACATTTTATCAATAGATTCTACCATTGTTTTTTTGTCGTGTTCGTACTTTTGAGCAAATTCTTCGCGTAATTCAGCAGTTACAGCAAGGCGATTTTCTTTCACCTTTTTGTTCCATGCTTCTTCAAGTTCTGAGCGCACTTCTTCTGAAAGTACATTGTTTTCAAAGAGTGATTTTAGTGCATCTAACATGTTATCCTCTCCTCGTTAGCGGAGTCCGCTTATTATTTTTAATAAGCTCTCTTTTAAATACTTTTGTGCCTTGTCGTCGTGTTGTGTTGCCTGTGCTAATTCGTATGCCTTATATCCGCCACGTGCATTCATTAGATGCTCGTAGATTGGTGTAGGATATGCACCAGGGGCGCTGGGCTGAGCCACAACGTCCACAGTGATTATTTCAAAATCGGAAACTTCACCGCTTCCGTCTTCTTTTACGTTTCCAGAACCTCGCGATGAGACACCAAGTTTTACGCCGCTTTCAAGCATTGTTTTAACTAGTTGTCCCATCGGGGTTGGTAGAATTTTCATTTTTCCATATCCGTTTGGGCCATCCATCCACATTTCTGTGATCATATGACTTACACGGTCAAGATTAATGTTAAGGCCGTCTGGATGATCTACTTCACCTAACACTGAGTATCCGCTGGTTACTTGTTCGTTGAGAGTTTTGACAGCCCTGCCAATTTCATTTACAGGATATACACGCTGATTTGCGTTGCGTACTCCGCCTTGTATACAAATACCTTTCATATACAAGTCTTTCCCGTCATTAGCAGACTCAACTACCATCTTAGCCTGGTCGAAACTCAAATGTTCATTTAGTGTTTTCATAGTTGGCCTTTCTTTCTTGCCTTATTTTGCGCGACTGCTTACTTTGTTAAGTGTGCTAGTTGCACTTTTATCGGCAGTATCTGGCTTGCCTTTCTTTTCGGCGCCATGACCTGGTTCAGACTTTTTAAATGCAGTCTTACCAGCTTTGCCTCCTGGAACATTAATATTTCCTGTATTCATGTCCTTTGGAGATCCGTCTGACAGTGATGAACCTTGTAGCTGTCCTTTGTTTGCTTCAACACCGTTTTCTGAATCTGCGCGTGCAATATTTTGAGTTGTGCCGCCCATATCATTTTTACCTGCTACTGTGCTTTTTGTGTTATTTCCGTTATCGCCGCCGATATTTGATCCTAATTCGCCGCCTTGGATTTTTTCTACATACTCGCGCATTTCTTCACTGCTTGATTTCTTGTTCTTTTTTTTGTAAGAACCTTCTTTTACATCATCGTCGTCGTCATCAGTATCGTCGTCGCCGCTGTCAGTATCGGCATCATTATCTCCTGAATCCATGTCTAAATCCATATCCATGTCATCGGCATCCACATCCATGCCTGCATCGGCATCCATGTCCATGTCATCGTTGCCATCGCTGTCTTCCATATCTCCGATAGCATCTTCAAGACTTGCTCTTAGACTTTCTAGTTCGTCTTTGATGTCTAACATTGTGTCTTCGATATCTGCATTATCGTCCATGCCCATGCCCGTGTCATCATCGTCCATGCCCATGTCATCGTCGTCCATGCCCATGTCATCATCGTCCATGCCCATGTCATCATCGTCCATGCCCATGTCATCATCGTCCATAGAAATATCATTTAACATGTCATCACTAGGATCTGCTTCTCCGAAAAGAGATTCGTCCATTTCGTCATCATCGTCCATGTTTTCGGCTTCGTCAATATCTTCGTCATCGTCCATGTCTTCGGCTTCGTCAATATCTTCGTCACTATCTTCGTCACTGTCTTCTTCTTCGTTGAGAAGAGATTCATAAATATCTCTTGATTTTTCCACTACAATCTCATGAAATAAATCTTCTGCTCCTTCGCGATCTTCATTAATCAAGCGCTCAAGCATTTCTTCAAATTTGTTACGATCAGTCATTTTATTCTCCTGTTTTGTGCAAGGCTGTCTATTATATTTACATTTAATAGAAAAAAAGGGGGTTAAACGGGCTGAAAACAGCACGTTTTATGATTTTATAGGTTTTATACCAAATTTTTTTGCAAAAATTTCTATTGATTCGTGAGTTAAATTAGATACTGTTTTTAACTGTTCGGGTATAAAATCTATATCTCCTAGTAATCTGATGTATTTAGTTTTAGGAAATTTTTTAATACACATGTCAGTTTGCCTAGACCAATTACCATAGTAAGTAGCTCTATCATTCTGTTTTTTATAATTTTTTGTATCAGAATAAATGTTATTTACATATTCGTGTTTTTTGCCAAGACCAACATAATCAAAGCCTAAAATATAGATAGTATCATAACCGTGATTGCTAGCTAACCATAATGCTGTTGGTCCGCTACTCCAGCCCTTGCTCGGTCTAAACAAATTTATTTCTTTTATTTTTTCAGTGTATTTGTTTGGATTAGTCCAAACAGAATGAGTTAAATGGTATTGCGAATCTACAATTTCACTTATCATTTTAGTATCAACTGCTATTAGATAATCAGGCGAAAAGGATCTATAGAGAGCATTGCATCCGTAAACTGTTCCATGTTTTTTTAAGTCTTGAGGATTGATGCTCTTTCGACTAACACCATTGCCTAATACAAAAGCAACTTTTTCCGACATTGTTTAAAAACCTTGTTGTGTTGCTTGCTGGGCCATGCCGGTTATTCCGTACATTTGTCTTACAAATTCTAATTCTTCTTGTTTTACTTTTTTTGACATGTCACTGGATTTTCTAGCACGATTAATATCCTTTAAAGACAATTTGGTCTTTCTAGTGTCATTGACATTTATTACAGACTCATCATCATTTGGTTCGTAGAAGTCATCTTCTTCCGGTTCCATTGTGTCTTTGTCAAAATAAAAAAGTTCTCTAAGTAGCATGTGTATATTTATATCGTTTGCGAAGTTTCGGGTCCGGCACCAAGATCACCGGCGCCGAGTTGTGTTCCTGTATTAGTTTCCGGAGGTTCGCCGTCAACTATATCTCCTTGAACATTTTCATCTGGTAATTCTCCTTCAAGTCCAGTAACATCACTTTCAAGTCCAGCACCTGAAAGACCTGCGCCGCGCATTTCTCCACCTGCATCACTGGGTACTTCCAGCGTTTCTTCATTTTCTTCTCGCCATAGTCTTTCATTTTCTGCAATTTCTTCTTCAGTTAAACCAAGGAATCGTTTCATAGCAAATCTGTTACTCATAAATGGAATGGCTTGCATTTGTGAAAATGTTCCTATTCTATTGTTGTCCAATTCAGCTTGTCTATATGCAGCAAAATTTTGCGGAGGTGTAAGTTTTAGATCAAACATAGAAAAGTCGAGATTAGCACCTGACTTTTTCAAATAAAGTTTAAATTCACTGTTAAAAACTTCTTCAACTAAGGATTGCAAACGTTGGCAATAGTTGTTAAATCTAAGCTCTTGAATATAAGCGGTGCCCACACGTCCGTCATTATATTGACTAGCACCGTCATCTGCTCCAGTTGGTAAGTATGAACTTGGGATACGCAATCCGCGTACCAGCTTATTAGTAAAGTATCGTAGGTCATCAATTTCTCCAAGATTTGTTCCGCCTGGAAGTGTTTCAACTTTAGAACCTCTACCTTCCGCAGTTTGCGGGAAAAAGTAATCTTCGTTAATTGACAAAGGATTATATGAACTGTCTACAACATTTTGGCCGCCGCCGGTTTTGCTTGGTATACGTCTTTGATGTATTTCAGTTTTTACTCTTTCTACAAACTGCATTGCAAGGTGAGATGGCATGTTACCTACATCAACGTAAAATACTCTGCGCTCAGGCGCACGCTGTACGCGGTAGATAATGATTGCATCTTCAAGTAATTCTTTTTGTTTATATACTTTAAATACTGTTTCTAAAAGTGAATTACCAAATGGATAATTTTGATCTAACCCTTCACTCATTGATATGTGAATTACATTATTTGCATCTACATATGTTTCTTGTTCGCCTTTTTCAAATCTCGAAGTACCAGCTGCTGGCGTACTGTTACCTGTCATTGACTGCTGGTTCACAGTTTGATAACCTGGCCCGATAGTTCCGCCCGGGCCGTAGCTGTTAGTAGTGTTCACTGGTGTAGCTTCAAGATCGTCAAATGCAAAATTAAGATTGGTAATTACATATTGCTCAGGCTTTTTACCTTCACTTTCATTTACTATAATTTTAGTTACTTGACTGGGATCAACATGAAACCATTTATATGTTTCAGGATCTCTTATAAAAAATTGGTCGCCGTATTTGAATGCATTTCTAAGTATGCGAAACATTCTTGTGTTAAAGTCGTTTAATTTACACCATTTTTTTAAATACTCGCCGATAATTTTAACTTCAACATTGGTAGCTTCTTTTTTAAAATCAATTGTAAAATTTGTATCATTTTGTTTATTTTGCTGTGATGTAAATTCACCTAAAATATCCAGTGCAGCATTTACTTCGCTGTCACTGTCCATGGTATTGTATTGATTATATCTTTCAATTCTATTTGGAGATCCTACATACACATCAGGCAAATGACTGCTGTAGTTTGTTGATGCTGGACCTGCACTGCCGATGTTTCTGCCGCTGAAAGGACTGTAGCTTCCATTGGTGTTACCCTGTGTAGACACCGGAGTAAAATATCTTTTCCAACTCATATTATACTCCTACTCCTTTTAGAAGATTTCCATTTAAACCTCTAGTAGCTTTATATTGTCTTCTATTTGTTTCTGCAATTTGATTTTCTACATTTAACATTTTGTTTAAAATTACATTCATATTTTTAAAATTACCACTTAACATTTTCATAAGTTCGTTTAATTCGCTAGTGTTACTTATGTTTTCTAATTGTTCCTGAGTAGGTGTTTGAACAGCAGTTTCTGCATTAAACGCAGCTTGTCTATTGATACTTGCCATGCTATTCATAAATTCCATTACTGATTGAGATGACTGAGAACTTAGAATGTCAGCAGGACCGGATATAAATTCTGGTCCTGCTTCGCCGACCAGTCCGACACTGCCTTCGGGTATAAATCCACCATCAGCAAATCCGCCAGCAAATGGTGATTGTGCATTTCTAATCATAGCTCTTTGAAGTTCAACAAGATTGTCCAATGTTGATTGAGCATTTTCTAATTGTTGTTGCGTTTCTGCAATTTCCGCTTCAACACCTTGACTGATTCTTGTATCTAATTCGTTGGCGAGACGTTCAATTTCATCTCTAGTTTCTTGAAAACTATTTTGTAAACCTAAATCTACGTTTTGATACGATTCAGACATAAGGTCTCTTGTGTCAGTGCTTTCGTTAGCAAGATCCTCAGCTGTGAGAATACCATCACCGGAAAATTCAGCATTTTGAAAAATAGAATTTTCAAAAGGTTGGTTATAAACAGAACTTTCTACTTCGGTTAATAAACTGTTAACAGCTGATCCTATTTCGCTGGCCATTGTTTGGCTGTCAGGTAATGCATCCCTGACTCTTTGTATTGCTTCTGTTCCCATGTCTTCGAGATTATCTAGTGTGTTTCTTTGTATTTCTACAACAAAATCTCTAACTGTTTCCTGCATAGCAATAGTTTGGTCTAAAAGATTATTGGCTTGATCTAATTTTTGTGTTCTTTGTTCTGCTTCAATGTTGGCATTCATTCTTGCCAACGCTGCGCCTGCGCTTTCGCCTTCTTGCGCTGCACCTTCGATTCTGTTCATAAAACCGTACATGCTTTCATACATATCAGCATAAGCGCCACTGACAGTATTCATATCACCTAGCATTGCAACAGTACGAGCTTCTTCGGTTTGCAAATAATCCACTGCACTAGCTGTTGCTGCTTGTATACTGCTATCAAAATTGGCCATGTTGCCAGCAGTAAATGCTTGAGCGCCTTGTGCTAATTCTTCTGCTGCTGGTCCTAAAGCCAACATTGCATTTCTTGTTGCTTCAGTAGTAGGTGCTCCTCTTACAGCCATGTCTACAAATAGATCTGCTGCATCTTTTCCCAGTGTGCTTTCAATTTCTGCAAGATTCTGTATAAATGCCTGTTGTTCTTCACCAGTTCGGCCCATTAAAAACGCTTGTACATCACCTTGTCTTCTGCGTTCTCTCATTTCATCAGCAATTTGTTCTCTTTGTTTTCCTGTGAGTTTGCTAAGTTTATCTAATTCAGTTGCTAACTCTTCAGCTGACTGCTGGCGCTGTTGTTCACTCATTCTAGTTGCATTGCCATCTTGCATAGCAATTTCTTGATACAGTGCTAGAGTTTCATTGATGTCAGTTACAGTAAATCCTAAACGTCTTAATCTAGATCCTACTTCACTGTCTAACACTGCGCTGCTAAAATCTCTAAATCTAGCAATAGCATCATTGGTTGTGCCACCAAATGCACTCAATGAGTCCATGTTGTTTTGCAAGACTTCTGTCATTTCCTCAACTGTGAGTCCCATTTGTGCTGCTGAAATTTTAATATTTGACATTTCTTTGCCAAAGCTGGCACCAATGCCGCTGAGTGTTTGATATTCTTCTAAACTGCCTTCGGCAAATTTTATCAAACCATTTATGGTTTTATTTAATGCTCCAAACAGTTTGGTGTTTGATTCAATTGCTTCACCGTAGTCGCTGAGTTTTTGACTGCCACTGAGAAGGTTACCTGCAAAACCCACAGCAGTTTTAGCAGTATCGCTGAATACATTTCCTAAAAATCCAGCACCACTTCTTAGACTGTTTATTAAATCATCGTCTGCCAAATTAAAACTCCAGTTTAATTGCTCAAATAAATATTAGTACATTATATTTATCTATAGGAATCAGCAATGGAAAGCACAAAAGAAAGTCCACTTAAAAAATACAAAAGACAACCAAAAATTTATATCAATTTGCCCAGCGAAGGAAAATTTTACAATTCTGGTGTATTGCACAATGATACAGCTTATGAATTGCCAGTGTTCAGCATGACAGCCAATGATGAAATACTTTATAAAACACCTGATGCTTTGATTAACGGCAATGCCACTGCTGAAAATATTAAAAGTTGTATACCCAGTATAAACGATCCATGGAGTTTAGTAACACTGGACGTGGACACAATTTTGATGTCAATGAGATTGGCCAGTTATGGACCTCATATGAATATTCAATCCAAATGCAAACACTGTGGTGAACACAATCAATACGATCTTGAGTTGCAAAAATTTATTGATTATTTTAACAGTTTAAGTTTCAATGACACTGTAGTAATTGACGATTTCAAATTTAAAATAAGACCATTGACCTATAGAGAATATACTGAAATACAAAAAGAAAGTGTAACATTACAGCGTGCACTGAGAATTCAAGCGCCAAAAATTGAAAACGAAGAAGAAAAAAATCAATTTGTAGATCAGTGTTTGGATAAAATTGCAAGAATGGCGCTTAATGCCATTATGCTCAGTGTAGTCAGTGTCGAAATCAACGGCGAAATTGAATCCAATCGCGAAGAAATAATTGATTTCCTCAACAGCAGTGATAGATCTTTGTTCAGTGAATTGAAAAATCACATCGACGATGAAGCTGCTAAATGGAAAATACCAAAACAAACTGTGGTATGCGGCGGATGCAACAAAGAATACGATATGAATGTTTCATTGGATCAAACTGATTTTTTCGGCAAAGGCTAGTGAGTCTCGACGACGATGAAATTAACTCACTGGCCGATGATTTAGAAAACAACATCAAGCAATTGAAAGATATGCTGTACCGAGTGTGTTGGTACATGCGTGGCGGCGTAAATTATCATGATTTGTTATATGACACAGACATTGAAGATCAAGAGATCATGAGAAAAATAATCAAAGACAATATCGAAAATACCAAGAATGCAAAAATGCCTTTAATTTAATCAATTTCAGCAGAAGGCTGTCCTACAGTTCCTCTGGTTCCGTCGCCTGCGTCGCCAGGCGCGGTGGCACCTGTACCACCGATTTGATCCTGAGAACTTTGAGCACCAGGTGCTTGAGTTAAATTCATTTTGTTTAAAATCAGTCTTTCTCTCTGCCCTGGTGGAATATATTCCACCAACTGACTGGCAGTGCCTTCAGGAAACAAACTGTTTTGAAAAGTCAACTTGGCCCATTCACTGCTGGCATAGGCATTGCCAGCAGGCGTGGATCTTTGTTGTTCAGTGAATCCTCCGCGGTTCAACAATTCATCCATGCCCACAGCCCCATCAGTTACACTGTCCAGTGCTGCATTGGCTGCTCTTAGTCCAGTGCCAGTGATACTTGCCATGCCTTCTAACACTGTTCTTAATACACTGTTGCTCATGTATTCAACCAACCACTCTGTAAGAGCTCTTTGAACACTGGGACGTGTTAACATGTACTGAGCAAGCAGAAATCCTGCTTCAGTGACAATCATGCTAACTATCGCAGGAAAAAAACCTACGCCAGTGGCTGCGGCAGTTCCTTGTATTGCTCTTACACCCCATCTAACGCCAGTTATAAGTTGACGAACTTTGCGCATTCCGCTGCTAAGAGACACAAGCAATAACGTAGTAATTTGTGCACCTAGACTGGCCTGTGCTGCAATAATGTGATCAGCTGCTTCTTGTTGACTCATTCCGCCAGCCTCTGGTCCTATTTCTGCTTGATCTTGAAAGTAAGCCACGTTGTAGGCATGAGTTTCCAACAACAGATATGAAAATCCCATTGCTTCAAATATTCTACCCATCAACTTAACACCAGGAATATCAGCAAATCCGTTTACAAAGCGTCTAACAGAACTGCGTTTGTTTGCAGGCACATCCTCAAGACCTTTCCATGCACTGCTGAATTTCTGTGCTATGTTGATTCTTTTAGATCGAATATTGTTGCTGTTAACCAGTCTAGTTCTTGTTTCGCTTCCTCCACGATTGTATCTTCTTTCAAATCGTTCTGCATCAGATTCATTGTCAAATCTAAACACTTCACCACCGGCTCTAACCAAAAATCTATCAGAGTCGTTCACTTGTCCTATAATACTTGCATCAAGATCAGGATTAAATCTCTGCAAAGTCAACTCAGGAGTTTCAGTGTTTTCAATTAATAATTCTTGTAATTTCATCAGAATGTTTCCAGCAATGTAAGTTATTTATATGAAGTGAGCTAAAGCTCACTTGTGATTGTCGCTGTCGCTCAATCACATTATTTTATTTTGATGAAGAAAGACAACGTATTCAACGTATAAAAGCATATGGTACTGCGAAGCAGTATCATATGTGTATAATATCATTCAGATTGTGTAGTCATACTTCGCCCGTTGCCGGGCGAAGTGACAAAAGAACATCATTCGAGTTGCTTTCGCACACTTGGTAAATGAGATTCAAAATGCATATGTAAAAAACATTTTGTCGGAGGCGGTTGACCGGTATCCCCCTACTCAAGCTTCGTCATATCAACGGAAGGCACACGTTCCCTACCAAGCGAAAACAGTTACCTTTGTGGTTGCTTTTTCTCAGAGCCACAATCTTTTAAAGCCTATCGTATACTTCTTCACGCGGACTCTTCACACCACCGGCTACGAGCATTACCTCGGCTGGATTTTGAAGGACATGGAGTCAATATTGTCCGTTATATAGCCTTGTTTCTGTTTTGAAGTGCCTCTACAAGAGTCTTTGATTTGCCTACTCTTACGTTAATAATGCCGTTGTAGTATTCATCTGATTCTAAAACACGCCTGTCGAACTGTTCTTTGGCTTCTAAATAACTCATTTCTGCTCTAGATGTACAAAAATAAAGTATTTCTCTAGTAAAATTTTTTTCGCCTAGTTTTTCAACATCTCGATTAAGTTGTTCAGATGAACCCCAATAATCGCGCCAATCAGATTCTTTTTTGCCTTTTCTTCTATTCTTTTTGCCTTTAAGTGGTGGTTTAGAAGTTTTAAATTTTGCTAATTTTTTGCCTATGTACTTGCGATTATCAGAAAGGTTTGTTATCAAGTATACAAATCCTTCGTATTCTTCTGGAATACTGTCAATTTTTTGACCTTGATACGTCCAACTCATACACTATGTATAAAATCAATTAATCGTCCTTTGCCTTTTTTGAATTTTGTGGTCTTTTGTTGCATTGCCACTTGTTGTTTGCTCTTAATTCTTCTAAAACAACATCATATTTTTCCTGAATCTCACTTTGTCTTTGTTTTGCCAGTGCTATAAGCTTACGCAATTCTCTTCTGGCAGTGCGTTTAGTTCGTTCACTGGGTCTTTTCTCAAACTTTTCGTTTGCATCAAAGTAATTGAGATAGGTTTGTGCTAATTTATCCTGTGTATCGTCCATTATTCTACTATGTCAACATCATTTGAGTAAGTAGTAAAGCCATTTTCCTTAACAACTTTTAATACATGATTTACTCTGCCTATTAATTCGTCTTTGTGACTGATAAGGAAAACGTTTTTGTTTCTTTCTCTAGTCATTGTTTTTAATACTCCAATTGCATTTTCGACGCCCGAAGTATCCATACCACTATCAATTAACTCGTCTACAAACAGTAAATTAATAGATTGGTAGAGATTTTCCCAAACATCTCTGAATGCAAAGCTCATTCCTAATATAAGTCTATTTCTTTCACCTCTACTGAGATTATCAAAGTCTAAATCTTGTCCTAATTGTGTAATTTCAACCGAAAGATCGTTTTGAAATGTAACTTGATGAGGTAATCCAAGATAATCTAAATAAGTTGTTAATCGATTATTCAAATATGCAAGATTCTGGTCAATGATTTTTTTGCGGACAAAGCTATCTTTATTGGTTAATAACTTGAGCAGAAACTCTTGATGTTCTTTTTCGTTGGTCAGTTCGTTGATTGTTGTCCAATCTATTTCCTGAATAGCGGTTTGATTCAGTTCGTTAATTTGTATTTGATAAGGATCGTCTTCCTCGTTGCTATTTTTTAGCGCACTTTTAAGATTTTCTACATTGCTTCGGTGTTCGTATGCTTCTTTAGCTGATTCGTAAAATGTGTTAGGCTTGCCATCAATATCACCGATTTCATTAAGCTGAGATATAACTTTTTCTAGTTTTTGAGCAAGATCGTTTTGATATTCAACAGCTTCTTTGTACTCTTGTGTCTTTTTTGTTACAATTTCTATTTTTTTGTCTTCATGTAGTTCTTGACCGCAGGCATAACACACTGCATCGTCAAGATCTTCAATGTCTTTTTTAGATTTTTCAACCGATTTATCTGCTCTTATCAATGCACTTTCTAAAGTTGACTTTTCTTTAGTCAAAGATTGAATTTGATTGTTCATTTCGTGCCAATTTTGCAGTGTCTCGTGTGCTTCAAGTTCTTTGTTAATATCTAATTTTTCTAATTCATCAATAGCAGCAAGAAGATTTTCATGATCTTTGGCTTTTTTTGCTGCCCATGCACGCTGTCTACTTTTTAAGTTTTCTATACTCTCATTGATTTTTTTGTTGCTTTCGTCAATAGCACTGATTCTGAGATTTTCCTCAGTTAGACTTTCTTTAGTTTCTTTAATTTTTTCTTTAAGTAAAGTAGCTTTTTCTGTAAGTATAGTTATACCAAGTAGTTGTTCAATTACTTCTCTTTGATCATTTGCTCTCATACTCAAGAATGGTTCAGTGTAAGTGTTCAATGCTAAGATATGTTTAAACATATTATGACTCATACCTAGCAGATTTTGTATGTCTTCTTGAGTTTTTCTGCTATCACCTTGACTTTCATTGTTAAGTTCGTCGCTTTGTTCTTGACCATTGATGTAAAATTTTAATACATTAGGGGATCTTCCGCGCTCAATACGAAACTTATTTCCATCTTTTTCGAAATTTAATGTCACCAACATGCCTTTGCTGTTGGTTTTGTTAATAAGATTATTACGTTTGATATTAGTTAATGCCTGTCCATACAATGCATAACTAAGAGCATTAATAATCGTAGTTTTTCCTGTTCCGTTGCGTGAACCGCTGTCGTCTCCGCCTTGGTCAAGATTTTCTCCAAGCACTAGAGTTAAGTTTTCGTCGTTAAAGTTTACAGCTTGTGTAACATTGCCGACACTCATGAAATTTTTTACTGTAAGATCTTGTATTTTAATCATTGTAATCCATTATAAATGTTAAGAAGTGTAGATTTGTCAAAACTGTCACTTTCGATTGCAAGTATTTCGTTGCTAACAATTTGATCAACACTTTCAAATTGAGTAATATCTAAATCTGTGTTTACTTCTTCGATGTGTTTTTGTGGAATCAATGTAATTTCTCTGCACTTATAGGTTTCTATAAAAGTTTCTTTGATCATACTAGCTTCTTCAAAACTTACATCAATGTCTAATGTAACTCTAAGATACATTTTATTTTTTATTAATTGATCTTTTTCGTCGATTAGCTGAGAAAGTTTAATAGTTCTATACTTTGGACAATCTGACCAATTAACATATTCAGGGCTAGAACTGTTTTCGAGGTCTAGTATCATCATTCCTCTTTCGTCGTCCCAGGTATCAGCATAGTTATGAGGAAAAGCGTTTCCGATATAGTGTATTTTGCCTTGATTTTGACGTTTGTGAAAATGTCCCGAAAACACATATTCTTGATTTTTAAAATGTTCTGACTTAAGCTCGCTGTTATCTGGCATTTTAACCATAGCATTCATGTAAAAGCTGGGCAATTCAAAGTGACCAAATACATATTTTTCTTTAAGATTCGCTACTTTTTTCCATTCATCACCTACTAACCATGGCACTAGTGCAACATCGCCTTCTTGATAAATTTCATCAACTACGGTTATGCCAGGAATATGTCTTGCAAACTCAGTGGATTTAATATCACGTTTGTCTTTGTAATATAAATCGTGATTGCCGGCAAAAAGATAAAATTTTTCAAATGCAGAACCTAATTTTTCTAGTAACCTAATACCAGTATCCATTGTTGTAAGGTTAAGACTGTTGCGATTGTGATTCCAATCACCGCAAAAAATACCAGTTTCGCAATTGTTTTCTTTGGCAGTTTTAATATACCAGTCAACAAAATCTTCGCAATCTTGATTATGTATTCTGCTGTTGCCTTTTAAGCCTAGATGTAAGTCAGTAAATACTGCTGCTTTTTTAAACAATTTTATACCTCATATAATATTAAAATAACAAAAAATGCTAACAAAGTCAATGATTTATTTGTTATTATCTTCATGTCTTCGCAATGATGCTTCCCATTCGCCTGCGTGCTGTCTAGTATAACTAGGATTAAGATTATTCATTTCAAGGACGTCGTCTCTGATATTTTGTGCTCTTTTTTCAAGATTAATAACTCTTACAAAGCTATTGGTTACTGCTGCTGTATAGTATGCAAAAGGGTTATTTGACTTTGATTCGTCAAATTGCAGTCCGATTTGTGAAAGTTGCAATATAGCCTGACCTTTCATTTCGTCATTATAAGTATATCCTCTTACATTTCCTCGAGTAGCGTATCTGTCAACCAATTTCATCCACATTTTTGCTAATTCATCGGTGGCTCTTCCGTGATCTTTTGAAAAATAGCCATTTTCTAATCCTCCGCACCAATGACTTTTGCCTACGCATTTTAGTTCGTCATTTTCATCAAATTTATAATGCTGAAATGGTGGAAAATTCAGTTTTGTTTTGGTATCGGCAATGGTTTTAGGATTTTTTTTACGACCTTCTTCGTCGGGTATATGATCAAATGTCATAATTCGAAAAATTAATTCAGATTTTTCGATAGTTTTATAATCAATATCGCAATCTGCCTGTTTAACTTTTTCGCCAGCTGCTTTTCTTCTTTCGTATTGTTCAGTTGATAGTTTTTTTGCTTTATTTCTTTTAGCTTCGGCTATGGTTCGTATATTGATTTTATCCAAACTTGGTAAAATGATGTCGAAATTTGCATATTCTGGATCAATATAACTACAAAATGTGTTTTTAGACTTGTGTATTTCCTTTAACATGTCTTTGTTGTTTAAATAATTTACTCGTCTTGCCATGATTATCCTTTTAATTTATAATAATACACATAGATAATTTTGTCAACTAAATATCTATAGGAGTATTTAAATGGTTAACAATCCACAATCAAATGTGCCAAATCAGCAGGGTTCTGAGTTTTTATATAGTCAAAAATCTAGCATAACTGACTATAGTAATCCAAGAACTTTTCTAAAACAGCGTTTACAAACAAATTCGTTTCCAGTAGGTGCAGAACCTGCTAGCAGAGTATCAACGGCTGCACGGTTTGTTCCTAGTAACAGTGCAGTAGGCGAAGACTGGCGAGTAAAAATTAATTTACCTGATGTAGGAACTTTTAAAACCAGTCCGTTACTACAACCATTAGCACAAACCGATAACTCAGTGGTTTTTCCTATAACTCCTGCTATAACATTAAGTCACAATGCATCGTATGATTTAATGGAACCTATTCATAATAATTATCCTTTTCCTGTTTATCAAAACAGTAATATTGATGCAATTACTATAGCTGGTGAATTTCCAGTACAAAATGAAGACGAAGGCCGGTATTGGATAGCTGCAAATCATTTTTTTAGAAGTGCCACTAAAATGTTTTATGGTGAAACTAGCAACAAAGGTGCACCGCCGCCCTTATGCAAACTTAATGGTTACGGCGATTTTGTATTGAATAACATTCCTGTTGTGATTACAAATTTTACAGTCAATTTAGAAAATACTGTAGATTATATTAGGTCTCCAGTAGTTGCAGGTACAGCTTCTCAAATAGAAAGATATACCTGGGTGCCTACAAACAGCACTCTAACAATTACTGTACAACCAACATACAGTAGAGCAAAAGTCGAAAGTTTCAGTTTAGACAAGTTTGTTAATGGCGATTTACTTGATAAAGGATTCTTATGATGGCAACATATACTAAAAGCAGTCCGTATTTTAACACTATAGTTACTGAAAGTGGCGAGCTAGGGTTTTTAAAAATTAGACCAGTGCCAGCAGAGGATGATGATGTTTTATATACTATTGAACCGCAATTTCAACACCGTCCAGATTTGCTATCATATACTCTTTATGGCAGTAGAAACCTTTGGTGGGTATTTGCACAGAGAAATTTAGATGTAATACAGGATCCTGTTTATGATATTGAAGCCGGAACACAAATTTATCTTCCTAAAAGCAGTTCACTTAAAGCCGTGTTAGGACTATAATGGCAATACAACCAAATCCATTAAGAAGATACAGCAGTTATAATACAATTTTTACTCTTAGCGTTCTTACTGCTGAAGAGATAAATCTTCCTGATGAAACATATCGGGTTACTGCTCCTGCTTTGACGATATTACGTAGCGGCGGCGGCGCAGAAAACAAAGTAACCACCGTTTATGAGGATGCAATAGGTGCAAAGTTAGAGTATTTTATAAACAATGTAGAAATTGATGCTATTATTGCTCCAACAGGTAAAACTAGATTAACCAACGCAACTAGCATAAATCTTACAGTGCAAGAACCGTATAGCATGGGTTTATTTTTACAAACTTTGCATATTGCAGCAACACAGGCAGGATATACTAATTATATTCAAGCACCATTTTTGTTAACAGTAGAATTTATAGGCTGGGATGACAACGGTCAATCTATAAGTATAGAAGAACAAAATTACAAAAGAATGATTCCATTAAAATTTACTAATATTGAGTTTGATATTGGTAACAACGGTACTACATACGAAATACAAGCAATTCCGTGGAATGAACAAGCTAACATTGATCAAGTTGAAATGTCTAAAACTGATATTAATATATCAGGATCAACTGTATCGGAAATATTGCAAAACGGTGAAAACAGTTTAACCACGGTGATTAACGGCAGATATGAAGAATTACGCAATGAAAACAAATTGCAGTCATCGGATGAAATTGTAATTACATTTCCACAAGAAATTTCCACAGCAGTTCAAAATTCAGTACAAAATATAGATAACGACACTGGAGCAACCACAGTTTCTGGCACACAGCGCAGCGGAGTGAATAACATTTTAGGAAATGTAGCCAAAGGAATAGTCGGCGGCGTGGTCTCTAATGCAATTAATGGAACATTAGAATCCAGTGTTAATAATTTGTTAACCAGTTTTCAAAGTGGAGATATAAATCAAATCTATCAAAGCATATCAGGGTTTTTAGGTGCACAAGCACCACAAAATTTTGAAGCATTCCTTAGCAGTATAACTGGATTAATTATGAGCAAAAGCAGTATCGGCGAAGGATTAAGTAGAATATCTCAAGATACTGGCAGTTTAAATCAAATAGGAAATGCAAATATCATTGAAAATTTTGCAGATGCAGGTCATTCGCCAATGGGAAACAGTGGGCTGCAATACGATTCTAGAAATAAAGTTTACACTAGAGGTAAAAATGTAGTTAGTAATAATAATAGAAGTTTTCAGTTTTCGTCTGGTACAAAAATTACAAGAATGATCGAAGAAGTTGTACTAACTAGCGAATGGGCAAAACAATTAAGACAAAGATCTCCTGACGAAAACGGCATGATTGATTGGTTTAAAATTGAAAGCCAGACTTTTGTAAAACAGGATCCTGCACAGGAATTGCAGGACGGACAAACTGCAAAAGTTTATCATTATAGAGTAGTACCCTATAAAGTACATAGTAATACTTTACAACAACCTACTGATCCTGGATTAAATTACGATAATCTTAAAAAAGCTGCACTAAGAGAATACAATTATATCTATACCGGCGAAAACACTGAAATTATTAATTTTGATATAAACATCAATGCTGCGTTCTTTTCAGCTACTATGCCAGACAGAGGACAAAACAACATTGATTATAAATCCGGTGGCAGTCAAAATAGATTAATACAACAAGACCCTGAAACAGAAACAAACAAAAGACCAGTAAATGCAATAAGTTCAACTGGACATGTATTACAAATTGATAATATCAGTACTTCGACACAAGGCGGAGGAGGCGCCGGCATTGATAATAATAAAATTAGAACTGCAAGACTATTTCATGATACAATAATCAATAGTGATGTAGATTTAGTAAGTTTAGAATTGGAAATTCATGGGGATCCATACTTTATGTTTGACAGCGGTCTAGGAAATTACACTGCTAGAACGTTAGATACAAATCAAACAGTCGACGGTACACTGGAATATCAGCGAAGCGAAGTAGATGTAATAGTTAACTTTCGAACACCGGTTGATTACAACGAAAATTCAGGAGGAATGCATTTTCCTGAAGATACAATTCCGGTAGATGCTTTTAGTGGGTTGTATCGTGTAACTACGCTTACAAACAGAATAAGAGATAATAAATTTACACAAACACTACAATTATTGCGAAGAAGAAATCAAGACGGAAATGTTACACCAGATCAACCTACTAAGGTAACTGATGCACAACCAGATGAACAATCTCATAGTCCATATTCAGGCAGTGCCTCTAGTTCTCCTAGTGTAGACATTGGGCAATTGTTTGGACAGCTTATTGATGCAGCACTTGAAGAAGCACTTGAGGACGAAGGTGCAACAACAGATTCAGAAACAGAAACAGAAAATTCAAATAATGTTACTTCAAATGCACCCGAAACATCTCCTCGTCCGAGACCTAGACCAGAAACTGTTTCTGCACCGGATCGCAGTTTTGGAACATTTAATTCCGATGGAACAGTACAAGGCCCAGGACAGGCTGCAAGGCCAGGACCGCGACCGTCGCCAACCGTAAGACCGTCAAACCGTACAGATTAAATTATATAAAAGGAATGTTAATGGCTGAAGAAAATGTAAGCAAAAATCAACAATCAAGAACAGCTGATAACGCCACTGATACAAGACGTCCGGGTCCGTATTTGGCAAGAGTTATTGAACATTTGGATAGCTATTATGCTGGTGGATTAAAAGTAGAATTGTTAAAAACCACTGAGGCCGGAAATATCAGTGAAACACTTGGTCAAACAGTTGAGGTTTTTTATGCTAGTCCTTTCTACGGGTTAACTAATAGTCAACGCGGCCCAGGCAGCAATGACAATTACGCAGATACTCAAAAAAGCTATGGCTGGTGGGCAGTACCCCCTGATCCAGGGTCTATAGTTATGGTTATTTTTGTTGAGGGTAGCAGAGATTACGGATATTGGTTTGCTTGTGTACCAGAAAGAGGTATGACATTTATGCTACCTGACGGCCATCCTTCGACAGAACAACTGTCAGGAGATGTTCCAAGCAATCTTAGAGGAAAAAAATTACCCGGAGGCGAATACAATAAAAAAATAACCAAGCCTAGAACTAATAATGTTGTAAAATACAAAAGACCTTACAACAAAGATTATGTGGATTTTCTTTTGGCACAAGGATTAATTGACGACGAAGTTAGAGGATTAACAACAAGCAGCGCTCAAAGAGAAACTCCAAGTGCAGTCGTAGGATTTAGTAGCCCGGGTCCACTGGATAAAAGAGGCGGAAGTCCTACGGCAGAAGTAGGATTAAAAGAAAGCAAAGCTACCATGCATACTAGCAGATTAGGAAGCAGTAGTATACTAATTGATGACGGCGATGATAAATTGATCAGAGAAGGCCCGCCAGCAACTACACCCTATAATTACATCAACAAGGAAGCAGGCGAAGCAGGCGGCGATGTAACATTGCCACAAAATGAACTAGTAAGATTAAGAACTAGAACAGGTATGCAAATTGTAATGCATACATCTGAAGATTTGATTTATATAAACAACAGTAGAGGAACTGCATGGATAGAAATGACCAGTAATGGCAAAATTGATGTTTATGCACAAGATAGCATTAGTTTTCACACTGATAATGATTTTAATTTTGATGCAGGAAGAGATATAAATTTCAATGCTGCCGGAAATATAAACATAAATGCAAATACAAATATTTTTCAAACTGCTGCTGCAAATTTAGAGGTATTAGCAGGTGCTGATGGCAAAATTACCTGTGGTGGGTCTAGCAACATAAAAAGTTCTCATCATAAAGAAACAGCAGATAGAATTGACATGAATGGCGCAGCAGCAGCTGAAGCTAATCCTGCAAATATTCCAACAAGAATCCCGCAACACGAACCATGGAACGGTCATGAAAATTGGAATCCGTTGGAAACAACACCTGAAAAAACTCAAGCAAAACCGCCGGACGAATAAAGGAGATAATGATGCCTGATACATATCCAGTAAACAACGGATCACTTGGTACTAGAAACAGCAGTAATTCAATTAATACAATTCCGAATAACCAGGTTTCAGAACCTAGTGGTATTATAGATGTTACTGGACGAGAAGTGCCATTTACTATTGATACTTTTTTACAAAGTTTGCCAGGCAGTCTTAGTACTATTTTGTCAAGTTTAGCAAACAATTTGTTTCAACAATTGCCGCAGTTTGCACAAGATTTAATATCTAGCACAGCATTATCAGGTGTATTAAGTGGTGCAATATCTAATTTTAGTACTGCTATTTCGGAGTCAATTGGAAGATTTGCAGGCGCTTTACAGGATGCTGCCAGTTCTTTGTTAAACGACATAGGCGAAACAATATCTGAAATACCAGGCATTGGCCCAGTACTACAGGATTTTATTAGAGTCACAAGAAATTTTTCAAATAATCTTAGCCAAGCTTACAACAGCCTACCTCAAAGTACACAAGAATTTATACAAAGTGCTACATTGCAAATTGGAGCAAGTATAGTAGATGGCAATAGAAATTTACAAAATTTTTCATCGGTGTTTACTGAAACGCAAACAGAAGAAATAAGAAGAAATATAAATTTTACTACTAATCCTGCAAGCGATATGCAACAAATATCAACACAAGCTAGAAATTTAGATCAAATAATCTTTGAAGTAACTGGAAATGATATTTTTGCTAATCTCAGTTCAAGGGCTCAAGAAAGTGCAACTCAAATAACTAGATTATTACAATCTTCTAACAATGGTTTTGTTTTTAGAAATGTTATTCCTCGAGCAGACCTAGAGAATGTACAATTTGTTGTCAATGGACAAATAATTGATCAACAGCAAATAAACTTAGACAATCAATTGAGAGAAGCTGCTGATACTTATATAAACAGAGGGTAAATATACTATGTCAACAGATAATAGATTATATAAAAATATAACAGTGACCGCAGACAAAGTGCCCGAAAGACCTATTTCAAAACAGTATAGGGGAATCAGCACAGTTAACAGAACAGGCCGAAGTTATAATCTATATGATTTAGATTTAATAAAACAGGATATTATTAATCATTTTCATATACGTCAAGGCGAAAAGCTCAGTGATCCTGAATTTGGAACAATAATATGGGATGTGTTGTATGATCCATTAACTGACAGCTTAAAAGAAGCTATTATTGAAAACGTTACACAAATAATAAACTACGATCCAAGAGTTTCGGTTAACAGTGTAACAATTGATACTTTTGAAAGTGGTATTCAAATCGAAGCTGAATTGATATATTTGCCATATAATATATCAGAAACATTGCGTTTAAGATTTGATCAAAGTGCTAGTTTACTTTAGTACGCAGTTTATACATACTGATAAATATTAAAATAAAACAAGGAATGCATAATGGCAAATACTGAACGTCAGAACAGACTTCTATTAGCTGAAGACTGGAAAAGAATTTATCAAAGTTTTAAATATGCAGATTTTCAAAGTTATGATTTTGATAATTTACGCCGAACTATGATAAATTATATCAGACAAAATTACCCTGAAGATTTTAATGATTATATCGAAAGTTCAGAATATCTTGCTCTTATTGATCTTATTGCATTCCTTGGTCAAAATTTGGCGTTTAGGACTGATCTTAATGCACGAGAAAACTTTATAGAAACAGCAGAGCGCAGAGAATCAGTACTGCGTTTAGCTAGACTACTTAGTTACAATCCTAAAAGAAATATTCCTGCAAATGGTTTGTTAAAACTAGAAAGTATTAGTACAACTGAGGATATAATTGATAGCAACGGAGTTAATTTAGCTAATTAAACTGTAATATGGAACGATAGCACTAATAGTAATTGGTTTGAACAGTTTGTTAAAATATTAAATGCTGGATTACCAGTTAATAATACGTTCGGCAGACCAATTAAAAAGTCTAATATTCAAGGTGTCAATACAGAGCAGTATAGATTCAATGGTGCTAATCAAAATTTAGCAGTATATAATTTTTCAAAAAGCATAGACAGTGTTTCGACTGCGTTTGAAGTTGTTAGCACAAATTTTGATAATTCGAATATTTTTGAAGAAGATCCATATCCAGGAAATCAGTTAGCGTTTCTTTATAGAGATGATGGTAGAGGATCTGGCAGCAATAATACTGGATTTTTCTTTCATTTTAGACAAGGTACTATTCAAAGCAATACATTTGAAGTAAACAGTGCTGCTCCTAATACTGTTGTTAACATAGATACCAATAATATTAATAACAGCGATCTTTGGTTATATAAATTAGACAGCAATAATTTTGAAACTGAACTATGGACCAAAGTAGATAGTGTTGAAGGTAACAATATTATCTACAACAGTATCAATAGAAACATTAGAAATATTTACAGTGTTCTTAGCAGAATAAATGATAAAATTAGTTTAATATTCAGTGACGGTACATTTGGCGAATTACCTAAGGGTAAATTTAAAATATATTATAGAACCAGCGCAAATCGCAGTTATAAAATTACACCTGAGAATTTATTTGGTATAAATGTGCAAATTCCTTATATCAGTAGAAACGGAAAAAGAGAAACTATTAATTTAATTTTAGAATTAAAAGAAACTGTAGAAAATGCGAGTACTAGTGAAGATAACAATAGTATAAAAGCAAACGCCCCTGCTACTTATTATACACAGAATAGACTAATTACCGGCGAAGATTACAATGTAGGAACATTAGGAATATCTCAAGAAATTGTCAAAGCCAAAGCAGTTAATAGAACATCCAGCGGTATTAGTAGAAATTTTGATCTAAGAGATGCAACAGGAAAATATAGTAATACTTTGATATTTGGCAACGATGGTATACTTTACAAAGAACAAATAGAAGATATACAAAGTTTTGAATTTAATTCCAAAAACGATATACAATCTGTTATTAGAAATACTGTCGAACCAATAATAAAAGACGATCGAACTAAAAACTTTTATTACGATCAATTTCCTCGTAATGAAGAAATTGTTAATTTAGGAATATCTTGGAATCAAACCACTGTAGATACAAACAGAACCACAGGTTATTTTGTTGACGAAAATGATTTACCAGTTACTATAGGTAGTTTTACACAGAGTATTCTAAAATTTATTGAACCAGGAAGTTTTTTAAAATTTAAAGCACCTGAAGGATTTCATTTTATGCCTGACGGTACTTTGATGTCTGGACCGGCAACACATCTAGGATCAAAAAATTATTTGTGGACCAAAGTAATAAGTGTTGATGACCAAGGAACTGTAGTTGATATTGACACTGGTTTAGGTCCAGTTGTGTTAAATGATATAATACCTCAGCGTAGTATACTAGAAGAAATAATACCAGTATTTAATAATCAAATCTCATCAGATGTTACACGACAAGTAGTTGATCAAATATTTTCATTTAAAACATTTGGTTTAAGATATGATTTTAATCAAAGACAATGGCGTGTAATTTTAAACAATAATCTAAATACAGTAAGTAATTTTAGTTTAGGAAAACAAGGAGACAATAGCAATCAACAGTTAGACAGTAGTTGGATACTGTTGTTCGAAACCGATGGCGAAGTTTACACTATAAAAAGCAGAGGTTTAAGATATATCTTTGAAAGCAACGATCAAACAAGATTCTTTTTTGACAGCAAAGATAAAATTTATAACAGTAAAACAGGTAAAATTGTAAATGATACAGTAAAAATATTAAGCAATAACAATAAACCAAACAGTTTAGATTCGTTTACAGTTGATTGGATTTGGCAAATATCAAAAGAATTTAAAAATCAAGCAGGATACATTGATAGCAAAAAAATCGAAGTTACTTTTTTTGATAGCGATACAGATGGTGTAGTTGACGATCCTGATTTATTTAAACAAATTGTGGACAGTGAAAATCTTCCACAAACAGATAGATATATTTTCCAAAAAAAATCATTCTTAAATAAAACAGAAGTTTATAACTATGTAAATGCTGAACAAGAAAACATTGTTCCTATACTTACAGAATCAAATGCTCAGCCTTTTGCAAATTATAGCAATGGCACAGTTTTTTATATTATCGATAGAGATATATTTAAAAAATTAGATTTACCAAACCAAAAATTGAACCTTGTAACTGATTATAAGGCTTTTCTTGGTAGAGAATTATTAAAATTTGAATACAGTCATGCAGCTGACGAGAATGCAAGAATTGATCCTAGCAGCAGTAATTTAATAGATGTATATCTTCTTACTAGACAATATGATATTGCATTTAGAAATTATTTACAAAACAGAATTGATCAAAAACCACTTCCGCCGAGCAATGATCAGCTATTCCTAAGTTATGGAGGCGAAGTTAATAAAATAAAAAGTATTAGCGATGATTTAGTGTATCATCCAGTAAAATACAAACCATTGTTTGGTAGCAAATCTAATCTTGATTTACAAGCAGTCTTTAAAGTTGTAAAAAACCCTGAAAGAGTAGTCAACGATAATGATATAAAAAGTCGAATTATAAATGCAATAAATCAATATTTCAGTTTAGACAATTGGGATTTTGGCGAAACTTTTTATTTTAGTGAACTAGCAGCATATTTGATTAACAGTTTAGCACCAGATATTGTAAGTATAGTTTTGGTCCCGCGAGATGCTAATCAAAGTTTTGGCAGTTTATACGAAATTAAGAGCGAAAACGATGAAATTTTTGTAAGTTCAGCAGTAGTAAGCGATGTTGAAATAATAGATTCAATTACTGCTAGTCGCCTTAGAGCTAGCGGCGCTATTGTTACAGAAACATCAGACCCAAATACCGGAATACAAAGCAGTGACTCGGATACAAACATAATTATTACTAATACTGAGTCATTAGGTGGAGGATACAATCAATAATGGCATACGAAGACAATCAAAATGACTTCCCTTTACCAGGTGGCAAAAAGTCTCCAAAAAAAGGCGCAGAATTTTTACCTAAATATTTTAGAACTGAATCTAATAGAAAATTCCTTGATGCTACAATAGATCAATTTAATAGCGACGGTGTAGCAGAAAAAATTGATGCATTTGTAGGTAAAAGAGAAGCTAAAGCTGTTAATATTGATGATAATTATTTAGAAGAAATATCAAATACTAGAAGAAATTATCAATTTGATCCAGTTAGTGTGTTTCGTGATGAAATTGGAAACATACTTTATAATAAAGATTATGTAGATTATCTAGGATTAATAAAATCGTACAGAGGTTCTGTAGATAATCACAGTTTATTAAACAGTCAAGAATTTTATGTTTGGAATCCTAGAATTGATTTTGATAAGTTTGTTAACTTTAGAGAATATTACTGGTTGCCAAACGGACCTCAGGAAATAGCAGTTCAGGGTCAAGCTAGAGGCATTATTAGCACTTATACTGTTACAACAGTAGTTGATGATAACAACACTGCTCTTTTGTTTACACCTGATGGTAAAACACGCAATCCACGTTTAAAGTTGTATAGAGGACAAACATATAGGTTTGAAGTAAACACCGACGGCGATCCAATCAGCATTGCTGTTAATAGAAGCACAAAACCAGAGCCAAGAGAGCAAACTACTAGTCTAATAAACAATACGTTATACACAGATGGAGTTATAATTCAACATAATGATGTTGAAAATACTTTAGAAAACGTTAACCAATTTGTCAATGAAGGTTTTGTGGAAAACGGAATATTACAATTTACGGTTCCTGATAATGCACCAGATACACTGTATTTTGTAAGTCAGTTCGATCTAAATGTAAGCTGTTCTATAGAAATAGCAAACATTGAAGAAAACAGTGTAATTGATGTTGAAAATGAAATAATAGGAAAAAAGACATATACTACTTCACAAGGCTGGAGTTTTTCAAATGGAATGAAAGTGTATTTTCAAGGTACAGTAACACCTAAAAAATATGAAACTGGTCTTTTTTATGTTGAAGGTGTCGGCGAATCGATAAAATTGGTTCCAATAAACAATCTAGAAGTACCTGCTATATTCACACAAGATACTAAAGTTCCTTTTGATGATAACGGATTTGACAGAGTTCCGTTTAGTGACGCCTTAAGTTTTGCAGGAACCAAAGATTATATTGTTATTAATAGATCCAGTGCAGACAGAAATAGTTGGTCGAGATACAATAGATGGTTTCATATCGATGTAATTAATAAAAGTGCTGAAATTAACAATCAACCTGTTGAGATTGATCAGTCTTTAAGAGCAAAAAGACCAATAATCGAGTTCGAAGCCGGTCTTAAACTGTATAATCACGGCACAAGTGCAAAAGATAATGTTGATTTAGTTGATACTTTTTGTGACGATGTGTTTAGTAAAATTGAAGGTTCATCGGATTATTATGTTGACGGTGTAAAAATTGCAGACGGGATGAGAATATTATTCTTAGGCGACAATGACACTTTTGTTTATGGAAAAATTTTCGAGGTAAAATTAATTACATTTAAAAACAATCAGCAAATTAGTTTAATAGAAACCGAAGATTCGGAACCTGTTGAAAATCAAACTGTACTTGTAAAACTAGGATCCGCTAATGCAGGTAATATGTTTTGGTATAATGGTTCAGAATGGACACAAGCACAAGATAAAAATAAATTAAATCAACCTCCATTGTTTGAATTGTTCGACAATAATGGTGCAAGTTTTTCAGATAGTACAATATATCAAAATACAGATTTCAAAGGTAATAAAATATTTTCTTATAAAACCGGCGAAGGTTTAGCAGATACTGAATTAGGATTCCCGCTTGTATATAAGAATATACAAAATACTGGTGATATTACTTTTGAATTTAATCTATTAAATGAAAGTTACGCCTACGAAGAAATAAACCAGCCTGCTGTAATACGCAGTGATAATGCATTTATAAAAAAATATGATAATTTTGGTGATTCTTTTGAATTTGTAAATGGTTGGTCTAAAGCAAATAAAAAAAGCAATCAATATGTAATTAGACAGTTTTACGGAAACGAAATTGTAAATAATTTTCCTATTGATGTATATAATAATTCGGCTGAAATTTCGGATTTAAAAGTTGTTGTATATATTGATAATCAGCTTCAAAAGTTAGATGACGATTATATATTATTGAATGTAAACCATCAAAAAGTTATTAAATTTAATGAAAATATAAATCAAAACAGTGTAGTTCTTATAAAAACCTTAAGCGATACACCAAAAAACCAAAATGGATATTATGAGACACCGCATAATTTTGAAAAAAATCCATTAAATGAAAATATAGTAGAATTTACTTTAGGACAAGTAAATGATCATGTTGGCAGTATTGTAATTGAAGCAAATAACTTTGAAGGAGCTCAGCCAGGATCAAACAATTTACGAGATATAGGACCAGTAGCTCAATTTGGACGAACATTTGTGCAACACAGTGGTCCTTTGAATCTTGCATTGTATCATTTGGCAAGCAAAGATGCTAATATTATTGATGCAATTAAATTTGCTAGAAATGAATATGCTAAGTTTAAAAAAGTTTTCATGCAAACAGCTGAAACATTAGGCTTTGACGGACCTGTAAAAAAACATGTAGATCGCATTTTAGATGAAATTAACAAAGACAAAAATTCTAATATGCCGTTTTTTAGCACTGACATGATAGGCATAGGTGCTGCTAAAAAATTACAATATACTGTTTTAAATAATAAGAACAAATTTTATGCATTATCAAAACCTTTTGATATGATATCCGTTTCTAACAAGGCAGTTACAGTTTATGTTAACAGCATTCAACTTGTATTCGAACAAGATTATATCTTTACACCGGAAGGGTTTGTAAACATTTTATCTGAGTTAAACAACAACGATATAATTGAAATATATGAATATGAGACCACTGAAGGCTGCTTTATTCCTCCGACACCTAGTAGCTTAGGAATTTATCCAAAATATGTTCCTGAAAAGTATTTTGATAACACCTATAAAACTCCAACTGATGTAATTAGAGGACATGACGGCAGTATCAACATTGCATATGGCGATTTTCGTGATGATTTATTGTTAGAATTAGAAAAAAGAATATTTAATAATATCAAAGTTGAGTATAACAGTGATATTTTTGATATCACTGATTATGTAGGCGGAGAGTTTAGAAATACAAAAATTTCTGATTCTGCATTGAATAATATAATGATTAGTGATTTTGTCGAATGGTTAAAAAAAGCTGGCGATCCTGATTATACAGACAATGATTTTCTTACACAATCAGAAAGTTTTACATACAATTATTCTAATTCTGTTAGCCCTAATGGAAAAAAACTTCCAGGATTTTGGCGTGCTGTTTACAAACAAGCTTACGATACGGATCGTCCTCACACACATCCTTGGGAAATGCTCGGATATACTATTAAACCTCAGTGGTGGGAACAACAATATGGACCTGCTCCGTATACCAGTGATAATTTAATTCTTTGGAGAGACATTGAAAACGGTGTAGTAAATGAACCCGGAAAACAACCAGTAAGATTAAAAAAATATATTAGAGCAGGGTTACTTAAACATTTACCAGTAGATCAAAATGGTAATTTACTAAGTCCTTTAGCGAGTGGATATGCAAAAGAATTTAGTTATATAACTCAAAGAGATTTGCAATACGAATTTGGTGACCAGGCACCAACGGAAACAGCATGGAGACGTAGCAGTGAATATCCATTTAGTTTATTATCGGCATTAATAATTCAAAGACCGGCAGATGTATTAGCAAAAATCTTTGATTGCAGTCGCATCAATAGAGGTTTAAATGGCGATTTACAGTACACCGAAACAGGCAGAAGAATTAAACTCAGTGAGTTAGTATTTCCTGGATCAATTGTCAATGATCAAAATGTTATAACATCCGGGTTGGTCAATTACATACAAAATTATATGACAAGCAATGTGAAGACAATTTACAACAATTATATTAAAGAATTGTCAGGTCTAGATCATCAACTTGGATTTAAATTAGCAGGATTTACTGATAAGAGTAAGTTAAATCTTGTGCTAGATAGCAGAACACCCTCTAACAAGGGAAATATTTTTGTACCCAAAGAAAATTATGATGTAATTTTAACAAGTTCAAGTGTACAAGAACTTGTAAGATACAGTGGTATAATAATTGAAAAAATCGATAAAGGATATCGTGTCAAAGGTTATGACAACGAAGACACCTATTTTAACTATTTTAAACCTATCGAATCGGATAATGATCCTAATATAAATGTTGGCGGAATCAGTGAAAGTTTTATAAATTGGGCCGAAAACCGCAATTATGTAACTGGAAAAATTGTAAGATTTCAACAAAACTTTTACAGAGTAATTACAACTCATACATCCAATGATAGCTTTGAATTAGACAAATTTAGATTATTGCCAGAACTGCCTATAGTTGGTGGCGCTACTGCAACTATCAAGAAAAAATTTGAAACTGTACCAAGCAAAGTTAATTACGGAAAAGTTTATACTGATATTCAACAAGTAGTTGACTTTATTTTAGGGTATGGAGAATATTTAAAATCAATTGGTTTTGAATTTGAGTATTTTAACAGAACAACCGAAGCCGTTGAAAATTTTCAACAAGCAATTAGGGAATTTCTGTTTTGGACTACACAAAACTGGGCCGCTGGAACAATTATTACTATAAGCCCTGCTGCCAATGAGTGCAAATTTACTAGAGATTTTTATACTGTACAGGACATTTATAATGGTTTTTACGAGTATAATGTCTTAAAAAGTGACGGAAATGTTCTTAAAACTGATTTTACAAATACTGTAAGAGAAGATGGAAATCAATTTTCTATTGTTCCGACTAATACTGATGATGGAATATATTTTGCAAAATTTGCATTGATACAAACTGAACACAGTGTCTTAATAGATAATAGAACAGTATTTAACGATACCATATATGATCCTGAACCTGGATATAGACAAGAAAGAATTCGTGTTATTGGTTACAGGACCACTGATTGGAACGGTACATTAAATATTCCTGGATTTATATACGATGATGCAAAAGTAACAGAATGGACACCGTGGCAAGATTATCGTATTGGAGACCTAGTCAAATACAAAGAATTTTATTATAGTGCCGATAGAGACATTTCAGGATCAAATATTTTTGATGCATCAAACTGGAATAGACTTAGTGAAAGACCAGAATCGACACTAAAACCAAATTGGGATTATCGAGCAAAACAGTTTGCCGATTTCTATGATCTAGATACAGATAATTTTGACAGCGAACAACAAAGATTAGCACAGCACCTTATTGGATATCAAAAACGAAATTATTTGTCTAATATTATCACGGATGACGTAAGTCAATACAAGTTTTATCAAGGATTTATACAAGACAAAGGTACTAACAATGCTTTAATTAAACTGTTTGATAAATTAGGCAGTGCTAACAAAGACAGTCTTGAATTTTTTGAAGAATGGGCAGTTAGAAAAGGACAATACGGTGCAATTGATCAATCCGACGAAGTAGAATATATTTTAGATGAAAAATTATTTAGAATTGAACCACAGTTAGTTGAATTGGTAAATGTTGTAGATAATACTAGAACAGACTTGGTATTTCAATATCCATTAAAAGATGTCTATGTAAAACCAAAAAATTATGATCATACACCATTTCCAGTAATTTATTCAGATAACAATTTTAGCAAAACTGGTGGTTATCTAAATTTAGATCAAGTTAATTTTATTGCAAAAACTATAGATGATGTCTTAGCATTAGACATAAAATTTGTTGAAATAGGAAATATTATATGGGTACCTCAGTTTAAAAATTCCTGGAATGTTTTTGAACACATAAAAACTGATAAAAGAATTACTTCAATTGAGCGTATAGAAACAGGATTTACTGCGTATTTTGATAAGAATATAAATTTTGTACCAGGTTCGATTATTGGAATAGACAATATTAATAATGAAATTAATGGATTCCATATTGTTAAAAGCAGTACGCTTAACAGTGTTGATATCGACCTTAATACACCATTGAGTAGCGAATCTTATGATTTTGAAGATAGCACACTTGGTTTTGTAAGCGAAATAGCCAGCAAACGTGTTGCAACAGCTGAACAAATGAATTTGCTTATAAACGATCTTGGATTAACACCAGGAGAAAAAATTTGGGTTGACAATATAGACAATAAATTTGCAGTTTTACAAAATTCTAAAATCTATGAGCAACAGCAAGAAATTGAAAATGCTGAACTAGGCAATGGTCTTTTTGGCGTAGGCATTGATACTAATCCTAACAATAATGTAATGGCAGTTGGCCGACCTAAAGACAACAAGGTGTACATCTATACTAGAATTAGTGATACTCAAGAATATACCTTAACTCAAACAATTGACTCTCAATTTAATAAAACATTAAACATAAATGGTGTATTATTGAATAATCCGGCTGTAGTGCAAACGAGTATTCCTCATGATTTATCCAACAGTGACGAAATAACAATTTCTGAAGTTGTTGGTACTACTCAAATAAACGAAAAAAACTACTTTGTGAAGACTACGGCATTTGGAAATCAAATTGAATTATACAAAGATTTTGAATTAACTATTCCAGTAGATGCAACAGGTTTTGACGCATATATCAAGGGCGGTGTTATAACATATGGAAAAAATTTCAATCTAAGTTCAAATTTTGGTGCATCAGTTGAAATAACCGATGATGGTAATTATCTTATTGTTGGAGCACCAGCTGCTTCAAATGTAAAAACAAGATACATTGGGTTATTAGAACAAGTCCAAGGAAATATTCTAGAAGGCGATATTGTTAATGACAGAGGAACACTGTGGAGGGCAAAGATAGATTCGCCTGCCGACGGAAGCACTATAGACTATACATTAGATGACTGGGAACAGGTATTTTCAATACCTGTAGACTCTAACGGAACAGTTAGCAATTTTAAAGATCAAGGTGTTGTTCAAATTTACGAAAAAAAATTAAACAACAGATTTGAATTATTAGACAGTTTTGTTTCTGTATTTCCGTCGCAAAATGAAAAATTTGGTTCAGAAATCAAAAGTGCAATTGATGTGTCACTTAAAAATAAGCTATACATTAAAAGCAAAAAACACAACGGCAGAATATACTTGTTTGAAAAAAACGAAAACAATTTTGGAACAGCAGCCGATCCGTTGTACAGAGGAACCTTTAATCCTGCTGTAAAATATGAGCAAGACGAAATTGTATTTTATGAAGGTTTACTGTATAGTGCAATTAACACTGTTCCAAAAAATACCGGTTTCAGAGGAGAACTGGACTGGAATCAAATTGATCTAAATTTTGATAGAGTTGGTTATTTGCCATATCTCAGTGATGTCATTGATGGCGACAGTGATAGTACAGGTTTTACAAATTCAACAAATATAGCAGACTTGTTTGATGTTAGCACTGATACTAATACTTTAGTTATGAGTTCTTTTGATACAGTGGAATCGATTACCAAGCTAGCAATATACAAAATAAACAATGGAAGATATCAATTTCAAGAAACAATTAACAGTACCGATAATTTATGGAATACTGGATTAGCAATTGATTCCAATGGTTCTAACATTGCAGTTGGCGATGTGTACAACGATGACAAGGGTATAGACACCGGCAGAGTTTTAATATATACATACGATACTGAACAACAATCTTATAATTTAAATCAAACTTTATATCCATTAAAAGGACTAAAAAATGAATTGTTTGGATATAGTTTAGAATTTAATGTTGAAAACAAATTGGCAGTTTTAAGTCTCAATGGCAAAGTTGAAGAAACTGTAACTTTTGACAATAATTCAACATTTTTTGATAATAAAACTACTAATTTTAATGAGATTTTAAAACGACAAAATCAGATTTATGTATTTGAAAAAATCAGTGACAAGTATATCATTGGCGAAATTGTTGATTACGCAAGTTATTCAATAGATAACAACGGAGTTAGAACACTAAGAGACTTTAGTAATGTGTACAGCTCAAAGTTAATATTTAAAAATAACCATATAACTTTGTCCTTGCCAAATGTAGATTATACCGATGATAAAAAAGGCGTAATCTTCGATTTACGCAGCGACCGAAATGTAAAAAATTGGAAAGCAATTGGTTCTGCCAAGGATCATGTAGATTATGATTTTATGAAGACTGCGTTTTTATATGACAAGACAACTGATGATTTGATCACATATTTAGACATAATTGATCCAATCAAAGGAAAAATTGCAAATCCTGCAGAACAAGAATTAAGTTACAAACTTTATTATGATCCTGCGGTTTACAATGTAGGTTCATCTAACACTGGAACAGATAATCCTTGGAATTCTGATGCAGTAGAAAATTGTGGTGGGATCTCAGTGTAACTAAATGGTATAATCCATATCAAGGTAATATTGAATATAGTGCAAACAATTGGAATAGATTAATTCCAGGTTTTGATATTGATGTTTACGAATGGGTCGAAAGTGATATTCCGCCGTCAGAGTGGGATCAGTTAGCTGATACTACTGCCGGAGTCGTTGACGGAATTAGTGGACAAAGTAAATATGGTGATAGCCGCTACAGTAGAGCTGATGTTTATGATCCAATATCAAGCACTTTTAACAGCAAATACTATTTCTGGGTAAAGAACAAAAAAACAGTTCCTAACACTGATAATAGACAACTTTCTGGCAGCGAAATTGCTGATCTTATAAGAGATCCAGCAGGTACAGGATATAGATTTGTTGCCATATTTGGTAACAATCAGTACGCCTTGTATAATTGTAAAAGTTTAATTAAAGATAAAGACACAGTCATACATTTTGAATATTACAATACATTAGACAATGATAAAAATATTCATAGAGAATATGAGTTGTTATCAGAAGGACTTGAAACAAGTATTCCAAATAATTACATAATTGATAAATGGATAGATAGTCTAGTAGGCTATGATCAAGAAAGAAACCAATTACCTGATTTAAACCTCAGTCCAGCTAGAAGATACGGCATTCTCAATGATCCAAATCAAAGTATGTTTGTAAACAAAAATGAAGCCTTGAAGCAAGTTGTTGAAAGAGTAAACAGTGTTCTTGAAAAAAACTTGATTGTTGATGATTTTGATTTATCGCCTCTATCAAAAATAGATCCTTTACCGTCGAAATTTTCAAAAACATATGACGTTAAAGTTGAAACAGATTCTGAACTAAGGTTTGTTGGCACTGCTAAAATTTCAAGAGCAATATTAGAACCAGTTATCGAAGATGGAAAAATAATCGATGTAAAAATTATTAATCCTGGACGTGGTTATATCGATCCTTCATATGATAGTCAAACTGACACAGTCAGAAAAGGACCGACTGTAAGTGTTATTGGTACAGGCAAAAATGCTGTTATTAAGACTGAAATAAACAATATAGGACAGATAATAAATGCCACAGTAAAAAATACTGGTTTTGATTATGATGATAACACAATAGTATCAGTTAGAAGATTCAGTGTATTAGTTGAAAATGACAATTCAATAAGTGGATTTTGGTCTCTATACAATTGGAATGACGCTACCAATGAATGGTTTAGAGTCGATAATCAAGATTATGATACAAATCTATATTGGCAGTATAGGGATTGGTATGACGAAGGTTTTGATAATCTAACACCAATTGATTATCTGATTTCTGCTAGTTACGAAATTGATTCATTAAACGATAGAATAGGTGATATTGTCAAAATTGAAAACATAGGCACTGGCGGATGGTTATTGTTACAAAAAATAGACAATCAGCCCGAGGTTGATTATACAGTGAATTATAAAACCATTGGTAGGCAAAACGGAACTATACAATTTAGTAAATTATTATACAATAATATTACCAGTGGTTTTGACAATCAAGTTTATGATTCTTTATTATATGACAGAGAAGCTATAGAAGAAACTAGAATAATATTAAAAGCACTCAAAGATAATATTTTTGTTGATCAGTTAGCAGTTGAATTTAATAAATTATTCTTTGCCAGTGTCAGATATGCATTAGCTGAACAGTCATCAGTTGATTGGATATTTAAGACTAGCTTTATAAAAGCCAAGCATAATGTAGGTGAATTAGAACAAAAAGTTACATTTAAGAATGATAACCTAGAAAACTATGAAGATTATGTTAATGAAGTTAAACCTTATAAAACCAAGGTAAGGGAGTACATCAGCAGTTATGAAAAACTTGAACCGACAAATACCACAGTAACTGATTTTGACTTACCGCCAAGGTATGACGAAATTGCTAAAAAAATTATTTCAGAAAATGTTAAAGTTTTTGATTCTCAAATAACAGGAATCAATGACGCTATACAAACTCCACCTCAAAAATCTTGGCTTGACAATGTAGGGTTTGAAATCAAAGACATAGTAATCAGTGACGGCGGCTCCGGTTGGTCATCAGGACCTTTTGTAACTATCTCCGGCGGCGGCGGCCCGACTTTAAAAGGAAAGGCTACTATTGCAAAAGGAGTTGTTAATAGTATTGATATTGATGTTTCAAACGCAATATATATCACTGCTCCGACAGTTACATTTGAAGGTTCTCAAGCAGAATCTAGTAAACCTGCTAAGGCAAATGTAATATTAGGAAATAATAAAACTAGAAGCACACATGTTACTGTGAAATTTGATAGAATAACAGGTAATTATCTGTTTACTAAATTAGACGAAACAGATGCTTTTACAGGAACAGGTTCAAAAAAAGAATTTATTCTAAGATATCCAGTTGATACTAATAGAGATACAATTACAATCTTTGTAAACAATATTGAATTGCTATCAGGCGAATTTTTTGTCGAAAACGTTGTTGATAATACAAAATCTTATCAGCGTCAATTAGGAAAAATTACTTTTGAAAATGCTCCTGCTTTGGATGCTAATATAACTGTTAATTATAAAAAATCAATTGAAATGTTGTCAGCTTCGGATAGAATTAATTTTTTCTATAATCCAACTACTGGAATGGCAGGAAATGATTTAGCACAGCTAATGGACGGAATTGATTACGGCGGAGTTCAAGTTGATAGCATTGATTTCGGAAATGAGCAAGGTTTTGCAAGCAGTGGATTTGGCACTACTAGGTTTGATACTTTTGATCAAGTGTTTGATGATCAGATTTTTATATTAGACGGAAGCACTCAGACACTTGAATTAAAATCACCTCTTGAAGCTGGTGTAGTTTACAATTTTTATAAAAATAATGTAAGATTAGATGATCCAAATTTTGACGGCAGCAGTGCAGTATCAAACGAAAATGCAGTTATAAACAGTATTATTGGCGACGGAATTACTAATACAATTGACATTGACGAAGAAGTAATTCCGACTCAAGACGGTGATGTAATTGTAATTAGAAAATCGACTAGTGACGGAAGTTTTGTACCAAGTGATGCACTGTTTGACACAGAGTTAAGCGGTGGCAATTTTCAGTATACCACTGCCAAAGGTATCGACAGTGGAGAAATTATTGTCGATGGTGATGGTTTTGTAACAGAAACTACCAGCAAAGGACCTGAAGAATTAATACCTGGTCAAGTAGCCGATACTATGGATATGCAAGTATATCACAAAGTGCCCGATGGCCAGGGACAAATTACAGTTGAGAATTTTATAACAGATGGTTCAACTACAACTTATTCATTTGAGCAATATCCATTTACTATAGAATCGACTATAATAAAAATAGACAATCGTGTATTGCACACAGACGAATATCAAATTGATTTTGAGTCTAAAACTGTTAATTTAACTAATGCACCTGCTGAAAATAAAATTTTAAGTATTTTAACAATTGGTGCAAACGGTACAAATATCATTGATTCAGATTTTGATTTTGGTGACGGAAGTACAGAAAGCTTTGTTTCAAGTGTTAACTACAACACCCCAGTTAGTGCGTTTGTTACAGTAAATGGTGTAAAAGTAGATAATTTTGTATTAGAAAAAGCAGACAGTAGTTACGGGGATAAAGAAAATAGATTAGTAATCAGTTTTAATACTGCACCAGAAAATGGCGCCGTTATAAATTACACTATATATAATACTGAAAATCAATCTTATAGTCAAATGATTATTGATCGAACATTTAATCAAAATGGAGTCAATAAAGCTCACGAATTTAACACTGATAATAACCCAATTCCTTATCCATTTAACAAACAACCAATTGCTAGATATGTACTAGTAAAAGACGGAAATAGGTTTTTAAATCCAGGCTATGCTATTAAGTATACAATGACCAATGATAATCAGTATGACATACAAGCTTGGCAGTTTGATAATCCAAGCGATCTGATAACCAACGATATTGTTATACATATTAATGGAAATCTCATTGATAATAGTCGATATTCATATGATCCTGTTAATTATAGAGTTGTATTTTTAAAACAAGAGGATATAATTCCAGGAAGTGAATTAATTATTAGTGTATTAAAAGATGCTGAATATACCACAGTTGATACACAATTAGAAATTGATCTTCCTAATGGAGTAAATTGGACAATTAACACAGGTGAAGAGTTTGTAATAACAGCCGACGATGGAACACAAATTCCAATGGTTTTACAAGATTTTACACAAACAGGAAACACTGTATTTTTAACATTACAAGGATATGTAAGAGAATTGTTTAAACTGTTATATGTGAGTGACAGTAGCAAAATCTTTTACAATGAAGATAGTACAGAGTTTACTGTAAAATCATTTGATGTTATCCAAAGTGAAAGATTGAATCTAAGAACAAATGATTATACAGATATTAAAATCTATGTATTCAGTAATCATGATGTTAATGAATTTGAAAGACAAACGCTTTCGGTAGTTTATGAACCTACTACTGCATTAGTAGATCCGGAACAAATACTAATTAGAAATGGTTTAACTAGAGGCATTGTAAATCTAAGAAAACCTGCAATCGGCGCCAAACATGTGTGGGTTATGCTTAATGGAACTCTCCTAACTGCTGGAGTTGACTATATTCTTGAAAACAAAACACAACTTAAAATTGATAAAAAAATACAAGATGGCGATATTATAGATATTTTACATTTTACAGCGCCGGTTGCACGATCTGAGTATGCATTTAGAATTTTCAAAGACATACTTAATAGATATCATTATAAGAGATTATCAGAAAAAAATTCATATACTCTATCTAAGGATTTAAAATATTATGATAATATAATTGAATTGGAAGATGCTACAGGAATCGATGAACCTAATAAATTATTGGGCATTCCTGGTGTTATTTGGATAGATAAGGAAAGAATAGAATATTTTGTAAAACAAGGAAATCTATTAAGACAATTAAGAAGAGGTACATTGGGTACAGGTATTAAAACAGTGCATTTAGCAGGCGAAAAAGTAGTTGGCCAAGGAACATCAGAAAATATACCATATAAAGACCAAATTATAAATGATATTAAAATTGGTGATGGAGTTACTGCTGAATATATACTAGATTATACACCAAATTCGGTGAAAGAAATTGAAGTGTTTGTCGGCGGAAGAAGATTACGAGACCACGAACTTTCTGTTTATGACGCAGAGTTAAATTTAGACAGCCCTGAAGCAGATATTATTTCTCCGGCAGAATACTCTGTACAAGATAATGTTATAACTTTTAATATTCAAGATAATTTGCACAGTGACCAAATTCCATTAAGCAATGAAAAAATACAAATTGTTCGTAAAATAGGAAAAGTGTGGAACGACAACGGAAAAAGTTTAAGCGACAGCGAAACTCAAATTGCTAAGTTTTTAACAAATAGCTCAATACAGTTACCACGATAAATATAATATAGGTGGAGTCAAATGAAAAAAACAGATGAAATAAACAGTATGCATGTCGAAGGACATATTAAAATTTGCAATCCTGAAAGTGGGTTTGTGTTTGTGAATAAAAGGAATGCTATTCATTACGAAAACATGAGTATTGCTATGGCTGAAAGTTTAGCAAATGCAGGACGTGGATTTATAAATGAAATGGCATTTGGTAATGGCGGCACAGTTGTTGATCCAACTGGAATAATTACTTATTTGACTCCAAACAGCACAGGAACTAATGCCAGTCTTTATAATCAAACATACCAAAAAATAGTCGATGACAATAGTGTAGACAATCTAGATCCTACAAGAAATAAATTAGAAACTAGGCATGTCAGTGGAACAAATTATACAGATATTGTAGTAAGTTGTCTGTTGGATTACGGAGAGCCCAATGGACAAGATGCATTTGACACAGCCAGTGACACAGAACAAAATTTTGTCTTTGATGAATTAGGACTAATCAGTTTTGCAGATACACCAGAACAATCAAGACTTTTAACACATGTTATTTTTCACCCTGTTCAGAAGAGCTTGAACAGATTAATACAAATTGATTACACTGTAAGAATCCAAAGCCTATCAGGATTTAGCGAGAATTAATATGACATATGTTATAAAATTTACCAACAACGAAAACGGCGAACTAACAGTTGAAGATAATGGAGTTAACACCGAAACTGATCTCAGTTTTCCTGGAGATAGGTTTACTGGATACGGAAAAATAATAGGTGAAAATTTCCTACATCTTT